AAGCTCTGGTAGCGGTAGGTGTTGATACTCTCTGTGTAGATGTCGCCCATGGTCACCACACTCTAATGAGGGAAGCCCTTAAAAATTTGAGGGCAGAATACGATAACCATGTCCACATTATGGCAGGCAATGTCTGCACGCTGGAGGGAGTAAATGATCTCGCTGATTGGGGCGCTGATTCTGTACGCTGTAATATTGGTGGGGGTTCCATTTGTTCTACTCGTGTGGTCACGGGTCATGGTCTCCCAGGGCTTCAGACGATCTTTGACTGCGCGCGAACTGACCGAGACGTTGCCATCATCGCAGATGGAGGTATCCGATCCTCCGGAGACATTGTAAAGGCTTTGGCTGCTGGTGCTGATTTTGTGTTGTGCGGGTCGTTGCTGGCTGGCACTACCGAAACACCTGGCGAGATTGTTTATCGTCAAAATGGATATCCGGTAAAAGAATACCGAGGCATGGCATCAAAGGATGCCCAGCTTGATTGGCGCAACAAATCTTCAACTCCTGAAGGCGTAGCCTCCTATATTCCCTACAAGGGAAGCGTCGTAGATATTCTTAAGGATCTGGAAGGTGGCATCAAGAGCGGCTTTTCGTACAGCGGCTCGCGCAACTTGACAGAACTTAGAAACAAGGTAGAGTGGGCGAGGCAAACTTCCGCCGGTACTCAAGAAAGTAGCACTCATATCCTCAGCACCAACAATGCCCGGAGAAAATAATGTTTTATCGCAAAGAACCTAAAGAACAGCAGCGCGACCTAGAGAAACCGCCCACAGAGTTTGAAACACAATACAGTCCTCAACCGACATGTTTTGAGGTTCACGAAAAGTGGTGTGTCGGATGTGACAAAACTGACTGTCGGAACTGGATTGATTATGAGGAAGATTTGAACTGCGCCGTTGTTTGTGCTCGCAAGCATGATGGCGGATTAAGCCTCAGAGAGGTGGCAGAGAGGATGGGTGTAAGCTTTCCTCGCGTTAGTCAGATTGAACATGCTGCTTTTAGGAAGCTTCGTGATTTAGGGGTTTTGGAAGATTTTGACCGATAATAGGGTTTTTAACATAACCCGGACCTATTTAAAGTTGATTGCCCTTGGTGGCAAAATATTCTAGGAGAATTATAATAATGACTAAGAAGAATAACAACCTCATCAACGAAGGTGTTGTGCGACGCTGGGGCAAGCTTGCCAATATGGCACCACTCACCGAGAATTTCCTTGACACTGTAGTGCAAGAAGAGGAAGTTGAAGTTGAGGACGAAGAGGTCGTAGCCGAACTTCCCATGGACGACGAAGTGGAAGTAGAGATGGACGCCGAGGTAGAAGTTGCCGAGGACCCAGTTCTCAACATGGAAGAAGACGACGTTGCCGCCCTAGCTTCTATGCTCATGGATACGCTCGCAGTCGCCACTAACTCTGATATCGTTGTGACCACCGATGCCGATGCCCCCGCCGAAGATCTCGGCGCTGAAGCTGACGCTCTTGATGACGAAGCCGATGCTCTCGGTTCTGAAGCAGACGCTGCTCGCGACATGGCTGATGCCGATCGCGACCTAGAAGACGCCGAAGACGACCTTGAAGCCGCAATGCGCAAGGACGCTTACAACCGTGATGATGAAGCTCTTGAAGAGGCTGACAGACCTGCTCATGAGAATACCCGTGGTCAAGCCGATGCCGACGGGGGTCATCGTGCAACAAAAGACAAAAACAAAAAGAAGGGCGAGTTTGGCAAAGGGCGTCTCAGGCGGGACCCTGACGGCCAAATCGCGAACCGCAAGGACGAGTCACTTGACGTTGACCTAGTTGACGACGAAGCTCTCACCGAGGCTGTACTTGAGCGCGTGATCACACGCCTACTCAATAAGAGCAAGTAAGAGCCAGAAAGCGATGCATCGTTTTTCTAAGAACGACCTTCTAGATTTGATCAAGGAGGTCGTTTCTTCTATTAAGGAAGACAGCAGACGTTGGCTTTTGGAATCTCCCGAACCCAGGGAGACCCTTAGCGAAAGCAAGGAACGTGAGTCCTAAAGTAGTAGAGATCCTCATTCAAGACGGATTCATTACAGAAACTGACAACCTCATTGACGCAGAGAAGGCTTTCTTCGCTGCGAGGGTTGTTCAGTGGATTCGCGAATCGGTAGATAGTAATCCCCATTTTAATCTTGCAACCTATTTAACCATGCTATCGTACTACAAGCTAGGACTAGCCGACTTAAAGTTTTCTGAGGATGGTGCTAGACTTCTGTACAGAATGAGAACGGGCGAGGAGGTAGATAGAGTTGCTAAAACAATTACTGAATCTTCTCCTGAATTTTTTAAGGATCCCCATCCCGAAGAAACCAACTGAGCCACCACTGGCGGCATTGGAGGAACTGCTTACCCTTGATAATCTTCGGTCACTTTTAGAGGCAAAGGGTTACGTCTTTTTTGATGGTCACGGCAAAAAGTTAAACCTAAACCTGATAGGGGTGAGAAGAGATAACCAAGGCACTAATGAATTTGACGATTTTCTTGTCGTGCTATTTCGTAATAGTGTTGGGGGGATAGACGTGATGACAAAGCACCAATATGAGATCACAACTGATCCTGGCAAGTATTGGCTAGAAAACCCCACTAACCCGAAGGGTACAGCGATTCTGGTGCCTGGTCAATACAGGGGCGCATGGAAGATCGGCAAGCACCAAAACCGCTACGAAGCACTAGTTCAGCGCAAGCCAGTGAAAGTTTGGCGCGACAATAACAAAGACGCCATTATAGATTATAATAATATAGAACTGTTATCAGATGAAGGGTACTTTGGAATCAACATTCACAGGAGCAACCCATATTCGGAATCGTATCTGGTGAACAGGTGGAGCGCAGGCTGCCAAGTGTTCAAAAAGGTAGAAAACTTTAATGCCTTTATGTCCCTCTGTAAGGCGTCGGCTAAGCTCTACGGACCTAATTTTACTTATACGCTGATTACTGAGAAAGAATTGCGAAATCACCTGAATAGCTAACTATTTATAGGTAGTCATATTTTCAAGGAGAAAATAAACATGTCACAATATGAAATTACAAAAACACGGTTGGCACAAATTATCAAAGAAGAGTATGAAGCTCTGAGTGGAGCCAATGCTTTGACCCGCACAATCCATCGCTGGGCAGAAGAGGCAAAGGATATTCCTGTACACTTGACTGTTGCCCGCATGATTGAGAATGGTGATCTTGATTCAGCCATTGAGACACTTGAGGCTATGCGCGACGTAGCCGACGCTCCGGTGGAAGAGCAGCAGAAAGGGCCTGTGAACTCTATTCGCGACATGATCCGACAAGAAGTGAAGAATTTGTAATAAATGAATCCTAAGCTCTCGCCCGCACAAATAGAAATCTTGGTCGGTAGTTCTGCGGTCAATAATGAGTTCTCCAACAAAGTGAGGGAACTTTCTCGCAGGCTGCAACTGAACCAATTAGAATATAATATGTGGGATACCCTGACAGACCAGCAGCATGATATATTTTCTGGAGATTTATTTCTAGATGGAACGTGCGCTAGTAGTCCTAAAGATTATGTCCTGGGTGCGGTAGAGTCCTGCGGATGCCCCGACGTAGAGGAAGATCTATATCATCACTCTCCTGCTTTGATGGGAGAAATAGAAAAACAACAACGACTCTCTGGCGGCGAAGACGTTCATCTTTCTGAGGCAGTGCAAAGACTAGATGAAACTGTTGGCTCTGTAATTGATGACGTACTAACAGAGCTTTTAACTTAACAGAAAGCGAGGCAGGGTGAAATCCCTACTAAGATATCCGGGCGGCAAGTCCAGAGCTTTAAAGCACATTATACCTTATTTCCCAAAAAACCTGACAGAAATTGTCAGCCCTTTTTTCGGCGGCGGGTCAATAGAGATTCACTACGCATCTCAGGGTGTCCGAGTTCATGGCTATGATATATTTGAGCCTCTTGTAAATTTTTGGCAGCAGGTTTTGGAACACCCTCATGATATTGCAAACATGCTAGAGAATTACTTTTACCCCTGTACTAAAAAGATGTTTAAGGAATATCAAAAGCAGCATGCATCTACCGAGGGTGACGCCACTCTTTTGTTTTGGCGAGAGATGCGCGCTTGCATGTTCTATGCCCTCAATCGCTCTTCGTTTAGCGGGGCAACTATGAGCGGAGGATACTCAAAACAGGCAGCGGAGAAGAGGTTTACCCAAAGCAGCATTGATCGCCTTAGAAATTTTGTATGTCCTGCTCTAACTGTGGAGCAGGCAGACTTCGCTGACAGCCTTGGAAGACACAACGATGAAACTTTTATCTACGCTGACCCACCATATCTTTTGGAAAAGTCTACTCTATACGGTGAAAGGGGCTCAACTCACAAGGACTTTGATCACCAAAGGTTTGCGGAAGAAATAAAAAAGAAAAACAACTGGGTGATATCATATAATCCTCACCCTGAAATATTAGAACTATACAAAGATTATGAAATCGTATATCCTGAGTGGAGTTACGGTATGTCTTCAGACAAAAAGTCTAAGGAAATACTAATCTTGAACGTGAAGGAGAATTAGAATGCGTTATTTATTTATGATTAGTTTATTGTTGCCTGCGGTGGCGACAGCAGATGAGCAGCGAATTGGTTTTGTTGCGGGATCAACCTACGGAGTTGGGCTTGGTTACAGCAAGCAGTTTGATGACGGCAGGGGCTGGCAAGTCTCACTCCTTCCGATCATTGACGAGGATCTGGACTCAACAGTTTTTGTTGGCGGAACACTTTTTCACACATTGAACTCTACGAGTTGGGGCAGGGCTTATTGGTCTTTGGGGCTGGCAGCTTTTTATAATCGCCAGACAGAAGAGCAGTGGTCAGACCCAGAGTGCCGACCAGATGAAAGCTGTCCGGAACCAGTTTTGGAAGGTACCTCGCTCGATGAGGGAATGGTTGTTTCTTTTGGTCCCGGCGTCGGACTTGAGAGAAGGTGGAAGTCCTTTGCGGTATCGCTTGAGTTGCCTTTAGCGGTGCAGTTGATGGTTCACAATAAGAGCGTAGGGTTCGGTGGTATACGACCTATACCTAACTTCTCGTTGATGTATTTTTGGTGACAAATAAAAGGGAGAAAATAAATGAGTAATGATCATATTTTATTTGGAAATGATATTCGGCAAAAGCTACTCACCGGAGCTAACAAACTTGCCGATGCCGTGGCGTCTACACTAGGACCTCGCGGGCAAAATGTTATATTATACAAACGAGGATCCAGCCCGGTCATCACAAAGGATGGTGTATCGGTTGCCAGAGTGGTAGAACTTGAAGATGATTACGAGCAGGCTGCCGTTGAAGTGCTCAGGCAGGCAGCCTTGGAAACCGAGAAGAGCAGTGGTGACGGAACGACAACCAGCACAGTGCTGGCTCGTGCTATTCTGACTGCTGCCAACCGGCACATCGCTGCCGGCGCATCATCTATTGATGTTAAGCGCGGCATGGATCTAGCCGTGGAAGCAATCGTTGACAGGATCAAGGACATGTCTCAGCCGGTTTCCAGCGAAGAAGAGATCAGACATGTTGCTACAGTTTCTGCCAACGGCGATGAAACCATTGGCACCCTGATCGCCGAGGCAGTTGATGCTGCTGGGAAAGACGGAGCAATCACAATTGAAGAGAGCCGATCACTCCAGACTTCTCTAGAAGTTGTAGAGGGTTTCCATCTTGATAGTGGATATGTATCTCCTCAGTTTGTGACTGATGACCGGCGAGGTACAGTCAACTATAAAGATACATTAGTGTTTGTTACTGACGAGACGCTAGACAATGTGGATGAACTTCTTCCTCTCTTGGAAGTGGTTGCTCGTGATGGTAGGCCCTTTGTTATTATTGCAGAGGAGATTGAGGGACAACTGTTGGCAGCCCTGATCATTAACCGCATGCGAAACAACATGAAGATTGCAGCCATCAAGGCTCCTCGTTATGGAGAAGAGCGACGCCAGGCACTAGAAGATGTAGCACTCGTCACTGGTGCAACCTTTGTCAGCAAGGATAGCGGCATCCGCCTTCGTGATGTTAAACTTGAGCACCTGGGAACTGCGCGGAGAGTAGAGATAAGTAAATATAATACTACTCTTGCCGATGGCGACACGGATTACGATGAGTTAAACAAGCGCATTGAAGCTTTAAAGGGCCAGATTGAAGAGACAGACAGCCTACCCGAGGCAGAAAGAATCCAGCAGCGGGTTACTCGCTTGTCATCTGGTGTTGCCATTATTAAAGTTGGCGGAGCTACTGAAATTGAAGTGACGGAGAAGAAGCACAGGGTTGAGGATGCCTTGGAGGCTGTAAGGTCTGCCCAAGAAGAGGGGGTGGTCCCTGGTGGCGGTGCGGCACTACTGAAGGCCGCCAACAATGTTGAGTTGGAGCCAGCCAACGACGATCAGTTGCGCGGCGCGCAAGCTCTTGTTGAATCGTGTGTGGCTCCGATTGTGCAGATTCTCAAGAATGCCGGCATCTCATCTGACATTGTTGTGAACTCTTTATCTTACGATAATCATGAAAAGAATGTGGGATTCAATGTTCGCACAGAAAAGTTTGAAGATATGATTGAGACGGGCGTTATTGATCCTGCCAAGACAGTGAAGTGCGCGCTGCAAAATGCTGCTAGCGCAGCAGGCACGCTGCTCACTACTAATTGTGCTGTTCTTAAGAAGGGTGGTGAATAAAAACACAAGTCTAACGACTAATTAGAACAGCCGGTTTCAAACAAAAAGACCAGTTCTAAAGCACTGGTCTTTTTATTATTTCAGGGAGGGGGACATAGTGAAAGTTGAGGTACGAGAAGAGACACTTCAAGCGTTGCTTGAAAAGGTGGACAGAATGGAGTGCAAAATTTCCAGTGCTAAGTCCCTGAACGGTGGTTTTGATCAGATGATGAGAGAGATAGAGCACATCAAGGAAACTCAAATTAGTGTGCTGGAGGGCATCCGTGGCGTAAAGAAGAATCTTTATGAACCAGACTCAGGGCTTTTCAGCCGAGTTAAGGAACTGGAATCAGAATCTGCCCGACGCTGGGAATATATTGTTGAGACAAAGCCCATCATCGCCCAGCATCAAGAGCTTTTGGTTTGGAAAAGAGAAGCACAAAAGGATGTGGAAGAGGTGGAGAATTTACGATTAGAGGTTGCTAAACTGCAAGACTGGAAGGATGGAATGTCCAAGATGGTTTGGCTAATCGCAACGGCCGCTGGCGGCATGTGGGTCAAACACTTTATGGATATTTTGATGAAATAGGGTGTGGTCTGCTCTTTGTCTTCTCGTCGGCGTATCTTGTGGAATTTATTATCGCTTCCGGTGGAAAAAGTGCGAGAGGCGCAGGCGTAAACTGATTGAAGAGCAGTGGATGTGGCAAGATTGGGGCGAATAAAAACTTGACGTATGCTCTATCTGTGCTAATATACTAGTGTAGGGAGAGCTAATAATGTCCTATTGGCACCAGATGTATCGCCGTCCCAGTCACAGCCCTCGTCTTGAGGTTGACAACGGCATCGCGCGTTTTGAGTCCTTGATGTCCAAGAAGCTGTCTGAAAAAGACCGTCCGTTTGCGGAGTCTCTCAAGCGCCAGTTTGAGGATGGCGGCACATTGAGCGCCAAGCAGGTTGAGTGCCTTGAGCGCATGGAGCAACGCTACTCCCCGGCTTCTGTCCTGAAGCGTGAGCGTTGGGCTCAGTCCTACAAGGGTGGCCACCGAGAGACTGCCCTAATCGTCGCCAAATACTATCGCACGACTCAGTACTTCCGAGATCTTGCTAGCAAGATTCTTCTTGAGGAAGACTTCATCCCCACCGAGCGCCAGTTTGAGGCCATGACCAAAAACAAGTATGCCAAGAAGGCAATCGCCGCAGCGACTGAGCCACCTGCCTATCCTGCTGGTTCTCTTTGCCGGATCCGTGCCAACAGTAGCATGGGAATCCCAAAGGCGATCCAAGATCAGTTTGGGCTGGTTATGGAAAATCATCCGGAAGGTCTTTACGCTTCTTCAACCCTGCTTGTAAATGGGCAGAAGGTGCGTCTAGAGGACCGTTGCCTCAAAGCAGCGAAAACAAAAAGAAGAAAGTAACTTAACAAAACATTATCTATGTTAGATAATCTTAGAAAGGAGGTTCGTTTATGCGCGCCACAATTAGTTTTGATGTAGAAGTAAACCGCGTTGATGAGACCATGGTCGCTTTGGTCGGACAAGAGGTAAACACTCTTCATGCCGCCATGGAGTTGCTAGAGAATGTCGGCGCTGACAACCTGTTGTCCAATGTCTCCCAGGCTTTGGAGCAGATCACTGCTTGTGCCAACCAGCTTCAGCAGTATCAGCGAATGGTTATGAGTTTTGAACGCTCGCGCTATGAGACGATCTTGCCACAGACCGCTGACACAAATATGGAACTAACTCAAGCCATGGCACAGCCTACCGCTGCTGAGTTGAAAAGTTTTAGCGATCTCCAGACCGCCCTAGATACAGTTCAGGGCTTTGAATCTTTTATGGATCCTCTTACTGACAGTTTAGAGAAGCCCGCAGAAGAAGACAGCGAAGACAATGAAGAAGGGTGACTTAGTTTATTTGCCGGCTGATATTATGCTTGTAGGGTCGTGGTATAACGGAGCCGCAGAAAGCTGGATTAAGTTGTTGGAACCCACTACGGGAATAATCATTGAACCTAATCTAGATAATGAAAATATTTATCACAGAATTCACGCCAAAGGAAGTGAATGGTATGTGAGGACAATTGATACATTGGAGGTAATGTCCCGTGCTTAAAGTCTCAGAAGTATATGAAAAGCAGATTCGTACCACCAGGGAGCGCCCTGACGGATCCGAATATCTCAATTTTGAAAAGGTTTACGAAACCCGAGAGTGCCTAGTGAACACAGAGTATGTTGTTTCTATTCAGCCCCATGAGTTCACGTCAGATATTGACCTGGCGAGAGTGCAGGGAAGTTTTCCCGAGGGAACAAAGTTTAGTACCTTTGTACTTGATGGCAACTCTTTTCGCACGTCGGAGATTATTGTGGTAGGGTCTTTTGAAAAGTTTTGTAGATTGCTTCAAGAAAACGACTCATGACTATTCCTACCTGGCAAGAACTTGTGGATAACCACTGCTCATCGCGATGGCTTCCACCTGACGATCGTAACGGTCGCGACCTGAATCCTTTTTATGAGGAGATGGCTTCGCGAAGGTACAACTATGCCTCTTCTAAGGATGCTTCTGCTTGTCGGCTGGTGTTTTTAAAAGATGTTTTAGAAGATTCTGTCAATAAAACTCTGGTTCGCAGGGGGCGCTTTGTCTGGTGCCGCAACCTTCATTACGAGGGTCGCGACTGTGAGGATGGCTTGCGTTATGTTTCGTTTACTGTAGATAAGGGCAAGAAACGTTTTTGCATCGCAGAAAAAAATCTTTTATGCCTTCCGTCTAATTCGTATGTAAATAATAATCGCTTTTTGCAACAAAAAGAAAATACCTTTAAAGCATTCTCTACGGTATTCGGGTATAGTAACACCATCGCTATGATGTGTAAAAGCAGTCCTGTTCATTCCAATCGCGAAAGTTTCCTACAGACGCTCCAAGAGGACAACCCCTATAAGCCGGGCACTTTGGTCAGCGCCAGGCAGGGATATTTTTATCCCGCAGCGATAACTCACCCTGAAGATTTGTTAAAGCCTCACCCATATGGGATCATTATAGGTGCAGCCTTCAATAACAATGACTATTCCGGTAGAGAGTTTTATCGTGTAAGGTTTGGGGATACTACTTATGAAAGAGTCCATCCAATTGAAATGGAGATTGTAAATGAAGTTTAGATTATATACGAAAACCAACTGCCCCTATTGTCAAATGGCGGTCCAGCTTTTAGCAGAGCAGCAGAAAGAGTTTGAATGCTATGCCCTTGATAACCAGCCAGAATTACTCAACGAGATTCAGTCCACCTATCGCTGGGAGACTGTGCCCGTCGTGGTGGAAATCACCGAGGGGCAGGAAAAGTTTATTGGTGGTTTTAATGATCTTAGGGAGTATTTAAATAAAGGTAAACAATTGCTGCGAGGTTAAATAATGATTTGGAAGATGGGAATCTCCCCGCTTATCAAAGACGTGGAACTCCGAAAATATCCGGTAATTGTGCGCGTGAACAAATTTGATGAGAAGAGCGCGACCGAGTTTACTGCAAAAATGGCAGCAGCCCACAGCACCGGACAAAAAGTTATTCCTGTTATTATTGATTCCTATGGGGGACAAGTATATTCCCTCATGTCAATGATTGCAGTCATTAAGGCGTCGGAGTTACCGGTAGCAACCATCGTAGAGGGCAAGGCAATGTCGTGCGGTGCAGTTCTTTTATCCTGCGGTGAGCAGGGCTTACGTTTTGCCGATCCAGATGCTACTGTAATGATTCATGACGTGAGCAGCGGCGGCTGGGGAAAGATAGAAGAATTAAAAGCAGACGTTGCTGAAGCCGAAAGGCTTGATGAGAAGATATTTACTATGATGGCTCGTAACTGCGGAAAGAAAGACGACTACTTCAAGAAAAAGGTTTTTAATAAAAAACATGCTGACTGGTTTATGGATGCCCAGGAAGCAAAGAAACATGGACTTGTCAATCACCTTAGAGTACCTAAGCTCGCTGTAAAGGTAGATGTGGACATAGATTTTGAATAATGTTGGAGTTTGTTCTAGTATCAATGTTATCTTACGAGTTCCCCTCGTATTTCAATGCTGAACAGCAACTCAATGCAGCCGTCATCATTGATAAGTCTCTTCAAATAGAGAAAGATCCCTACTTTATGGTAGCCTTGGCGTGGACTGAATCCCGACTCAAGGCTAGCAAAGTTTCCCACACGGGCGACTACGGACTTTTTCAGATCAACTACAGGTTTTGGGCAAAAAAGTGGGGATACAAGTCTCGTCAAAAGTTTTTGGTGGACATGTCAAGTGCTGCTCATGGCACCGTGGCCGCAGCGGTGGTTCTAAAGGAGATGAGCAAGTATCGTGCCTGCCAGGGGCTCAATTTAGCTGCGTGTTATAACGGAGGTCCCGGTTGGCAAAAGTCCAAGAACAAAGAAAAGATAATGAAGTATGCGACCCAAGTAAATCGCATAAGATCTATTTTCAAGCGCCGCTACCCCGGCTGGCTGGCAAGATGAGTGATGATCATTATGGGATGAAAGTCGCGACTCTTGTCGCAGCCGCCGATCGGCTGACTGCTCAACTGGACTATCTTTGCGCTCTTACTCAGTGTCCGGATCCAGAGTGGAGCCTTCCCGATGCCGTCTCTTATGCGTATGCTCTTGTATGCCTGGAGAGTCAGTTAGAGTTTTTAGTAGAAGATTTGGCTGATAATGATTTAAGCGAAGACGAGTTGTATGTTAGATTAAGTAAAGAAGAGGTATATAGCCTCAATCGCTATACAGAGAACTCTGAAGAGGCGCTGAGAAGATTGGAGGAACGATGCGGAATCTCACTAAGAAACAATTGATTTATATGAGTTTTTATTACTTCTGGATTATATTCCTCATTGCCTGCATATTCCATGATTTATATTTTGAGTCGATAACAGGCTTTACATTTGGGTATGTATTTGCTTTGTTTTATTTCACAACGAGGGCACACGAAGCCACACGAGAATTGGAGGATTATAATGAGTAGTCGTTACGGTAACATTGAGGTCGGAGACGTTAGGCACTCGCGCTTGTCGGGAGGGCTAACTTTTACAGTTTCTTGCGATGCCAGGGTGCTAGAACTCCTCAAGGAGATTGTGCATAATGATGAGGCCACCCCGGAAGCTTTGGCGGAAGAATGCCGTGATCTCTTGGAGAGAAAAATTATGATAGATTATACGCGCGGTGGTCATCGGAGAAGTTTATAAATGCTCAAAGAGGCGGTATCTTGCACGCTTGTAGGCGCACTTAGTCTTACTATTCTTGCTCTTATCGGGCTAGGGATGATGAGAGATGCTTGTGAGGGTGTGGTCCATGAATTATCTAAAAGATGATAATTGGGTTTCGCTGTCCGGTCGCCCGATAGGCAACATTGAAGAGCACATTCGCAAACGATTCGGAGACAATCGTTACACCTTTCACATCGGTTCGGACAGTAAAACATATGCTGACCACACTGTTGTCATAACGGCTATATGCTTCCGCGAGAATGGATCAGGCGCTCTTGTTGCATATCAGAAAAATAGAGTCTCAAACTTTGCGAACATAACACAAAAACTAATTCATGAGGTGGTCGTTTCCCTTGAGGGCGCGCAGTTGATCCAAGACTTAACTGGTGAGGCACCCACGGTTCATGCAGATGTGAACCCTGATAAAGAAGCCTTAAGTAATCGCGCATTGAGTGTTATAGTAGGTATGGTAAAGGGGATGGGCTTTTCTGTCAAGGTCAAGCCCGACGCCTGGGCCGCCGATATCGCAGATATGTTTACGAGGTAGCATTGAGGTTTACAATTGAGCATCGCTCGGCGCTTCTTGGGCTTATCCGAGATGGGCATGGTTTTGAGAGTGCTGTTAGTCTTTTGCTCTCCATGGGAGCACCGCAGCTTGGACACATGGAGTGGTCTTTATGGAAAAACTTCTATGAGCCCATTGTCCGCAATAATAAAATACTTGAACTAGAACTTATTAGAAATGGGCGTTCTCTTTCGTGGTTTGCGAGAGAACTCAACCAACGACGAAAGAGGGTGGCGCTCTCATGAAAGGAAAAATAATGACTGCTGACGAAATTGCTAAGCATGTAGAAACATTTAAGACATTTTGTAAAAATAATAGATTACGCCTCAAGGAGGATGGCGACGGGTTGCCGGTAGCCCGTGCAATCGGAAAGTTTAGTGACGATCAGTTTTTTTGCAATTTTAAGAGTGGAACTATTGGGGTTTATGTTACTCGCGATACTCAACGGCAATTTACATATTTGAACAAGAAGCTAATTAAGATGGGCTGTGTCCCTACGCAGCTAGGGGATTTTGAGGCATCATATGATCTGGAGTGGATGAATATTCCGCCCGTTGCTCGGCTTCTGAAGATTAAAAAAGGCGCAGCTAAGGTGTCGGATCCTCGCTGGCTTCGCACCAACTAAAGGAAGAGAGCTATGAATGATAACAAGCCGTTACCTGATGAAGACTTCGATTGGGTTGCAAATCCTTCTGCTCCGTTTGATAGGGAATCCGCGGCTCAATTAGTTGCTCGCTTTATGATTGCACTAGCATATACTCACGAGCGCATAAAGATTCATGTGATGTTGCACCCAATTTTTTTCTTAGCGGGATTTGTTGTTGCTTATTTTTTGTTTTAGCCTGAAGGGAGAATCCCAATGAATTCAACGAACCAAAAGAAATTTTGAAGAAGAGATTCAGCGCATACTGGAGAAGTTTGACTTATCCGCCCGCCTTCGCCGCGAAATTTTTTCTCAAATTATAGAGCACGCAGGCAAACAAAATAAGAAGATTACTGAAACCAGCGAATAGTTATTATACTATGGGGTAAAGCCGGCAAAACCACTTCAACTTTGCGTAGCCTTCTACAAGGGGGCAGGGGAGTGGCACAACAAAGTCGTCCGAACCACTACACAAAGTATTTACTCGCACGCAGAACTGATCATGCCTGATGGAAAATCAATAAGCATCCAACCCTTTGATCAGCGCGGCATCCGGAAGATTTTGTTTGAAGAAGAAGAACGTTCTGAGGACTATGACATGATCTGTGTTCCTGTTACTCAAGAGCAGATCAACACTATAGAAGCGTTCTTCCACGACACCAAAGGCGACGGCTATGATTGGGCCGGCATGATCCTCTCAAAATTCACACCGTTTCACATTAAGCGAACAGGACGCTGGTACTGTTCTGAGTGGATTGCCTACGCGTTGCGACTTGCCGGCGCAGTTGATAACCTTTATCACTATAGCGATCTTACCCCGCAAAGACTGCATGAAGTACTTCGCAAATATGCCGACGAAAGTTGAAGAAGAGGCGCTGTTCGTCGCCGGCAAACTGGTCGTTGCAGCCAAAGATATTTACATGGCTGGCGAAGTGCCGGCAAAGTCTGTCACGTCTGATGAGCCGCTCGTTGTCACTGCCGGCACCGTAGGACTAATTATGGAGGCGGCACTTTATTCGGAGCCGCCAGGATTCAGCGGGGAGCTAACCCTTCAAGTTCAGTTTCTCAACGGGCACATCTGGTGGGTTTCCCCGCGCGAAGTGCTGCCGCATGTAGGAGAAGACAATGTATAAATATTACGCCACCGTTCTCAAAATTGTTGATGGCGATACGATTGATGTTCTGGTGGACCTGGGAATGGGCGTTCATCGCAAAGAACGTCTTCGTTTCTCGCGGATCAACGCCTGGGAAATCCGTGGCGAGCACAAAGCCAAGGGCAAGCTTGCCAAAGCAAGGGTCGCGGAGCTTATTCCGGTTGGTGAAAAAATACTAATTCAAACTGAAAAAGACAAACAAGGAAAGTACGGAAGATATTTGGCGGAGATATTTATCCTAGAAGGCTCACTGAGCAAAAATTTAAACGATTTACTGCTAAACGAAGGACACGCAGTCCTTTATAATAAATAAACAACACGAAAGGGTCTAAGATGACCAAGATCAATTACCAAAGAATTTATGAAGATGCTTTATCTGATGGCATCAAGAACTCTCTGGAGTTGCCGGCAAGATTTTATGAGCTTCCGCATCAAACTCGGATGATGGTTGAGGAGTTGGTGGACTTCGGATATCAAATCGCGATTGATGATGCGCTGGACTCAGACGTCCTAGCGGAAACTTCAGACTTAGCTGGCGAAATGAGTAGCCAGCTTAGGGGCTTCCAAAATGTCCTTCAGGACTATCTTTCTAAAATAAATCCTGGCAATGGAAACTATTTATAGAGAAGGCGACCTCATTAGGTTTGAGCGCTTTGAAAACAAGTGGACACTGTGTGGCAGTACGCGCAGCGAGCCACCAGTTTTGCGAGAGTTTCCTGTAAAAGAGTTTGAAATTTACACAGCCAAAGGACTGGCAGAAAGTTTTAAAAGCTTTGAAGGAAAAGTCGGTTTAATCGTCAGTATACATAGAAATCGTCTTGATCAACCACTAGGTTATCGAGTAATGGTCGGTGATAATACTTGGTTTTGTAAATCAGTTATTGCGGACAAGTACTTTAGTTTAGTGGAGAGTAAAGGAGATGAGAGTAGGTGACCTTGTGCGGTTTAGGGAGCACGACAATGATTATCCGACCAAGACAGGACTGTTGGTGCGTTATGATAAAGTGTTGAAGGTTGCAGAAATTATATGTGGTGATAGGCTTTATTATGCTCCAGGGCGTCTTGTTGAAGTAAGCCACAGGGGACAAAAATAGGATTCAACTATTTACTAATGCGATGCGAATTCATAAAATTGCAGTAGGTAATATAGTGCGCAGCAAATCCTTTAAAGAATGGGAAGGTAAAGTCATGGAGGTGACACCTGATGGAAGAGGGGCGTTGGTATCTTGGCGCGCACCAAACGGAGGACATATTCGCACTTGGTCTTATGTGGATTCACTTGTGCCTGTGAGAAGAAAATAGTGAGAACAACTGCATTAGATGTAATTATATTAATAGGACTTCTTATAGCTACGGTAGTTTTCTTTGCTGGCTGCGGACATGCCCCGCTGAGCAAAACGGCAGACCCTCAGCAATGCTGCGAAAGACTCCACAAGCGTGATGTTACGCTTAAAGAGTTTGAGCGGCTTTGCATTGCTCTTGTTTTTTTAGAGGGCCGTTTCAAGAACGACCCAAAAGCGTCACAAAATGTTGCGAAAGGAATGAAGATTTGTAAATATGTATACAATGTGAGGTAGTCCTGTGGAACAGTTCGTAGCTTATCTTTATTTGTTTTCGCAAATTATTGTATTCTTTTTATATATCCCACATCTTCGCAGCGTTGTCAAATCTGAAACTGCTGACGCAATTAATGTACCTGCACAATTTTCTTTCTTTACGATCGGCGCAATTGCTGCTATTTATATGTTAGTGGTCAACGATGATTTGATGGCGTCTTTGATCATTTGCGGGCACATTTTCGTAGGCAACCTAACGATTGCTCTTGTGTCCCTCCGCAAGCAAAGGAGATTTCGTGAGCGAACAGAAAAAAACAAAGCCGCGTAAAGACAGAATTCGGGCCAAGAAGAAAACCCATAAACTAACAGAAAAACATGTGGAGATGATCCGCTCTCAGAAAGGGAAGCAATCCGTAAGAGAGATTGCTAAATGGTTCTCTAAACAAACTCACCACATTTATAAAGTCTCGCCCTCAATGGTTCATCACATTCTAACAGGCAAGCGACATGCTCCCAAACAAGACAATAAATCTATTTACGATTTGATTGAGGAAGAGATCTCGGAAGAAGAGCTAGACAAGCTGGATCCTAAAAAGATAAATTATAAATAATGCATTAAAAACTTGACCCATACCTTATCCGTGGTAATATAGTGTTACAGAGGAGAGAGATATGAGCCGTCAGAACCAATGTCATGCTTGCGGAGGCTGGGGTCATAACCGTCGGTCATGCCCGCGAATTAAAGACGCCCACGCCAAGGTTGAAGCCATGGCCAAAAAGTACGGGATTGTGCCCCCTGCCAAAGATGGCTATGTTTCCACATCGTGGATCGCCGACATCAACGCCGCTAGCCTGAAGGCCAACGGCAACGTCAACCATCCAGAGGACACCATCTCCTACGGAGAGCGTTGGCACTGGGAAGAGCTTGAAGAACGCCAGCGGGCACAAGCCCGAAAGAACGGTCGTGGTCGCACCTGCGGCTTCTGCGGCATGGGCGGTCACAACTCTCGCACCTGCCCCGACAAGAAGCAGCACATCAAAGACTGCGATGCGATGCAGGGTCTTGCTCACCGAGTGGTTGCGGCTTGCCTTGAAAAGGCTGGCATCGTTCCGGGTGCTCTCATGCGGTACCGTGACTGGTGCATGACAAACAATAAGTATGTTCAGACGATGTGCCTGGTCACCGGGATTGATTGGAACGGCGTTGCCGAGCCTGAGTACGACTCCTCCCAAGGTTTGCCACGAGGTTTTGAGCAATGGTTCAAGCATGGTATGATTGTGGTTCGTCGTCCCAACGGCGAGACGGGCAAGCTTCGGATTCCTCGGGACGTCAAGCAGCAAAGCAGCTACGACTACCACGAGAAGGAAAGCGAAATTCACGGGCTCGTTAGCCCGGTGCTCAACGGAGAGGTCAACAAAGACAACGGCTGGAAGGGCGACAACGTTACCCTCCTCAGTCCCGCCGCCGCCGGCATCTACCGCTGGGGCCCCACCGGCTTGGCTGATAAAGATTTTGAGCCGGTGGTTGATGAACTGGTCAACCAAGTGTCCAAATACTCTCAACACTAGGAGCAAGATGATGACTCTCTTGAAAGATGTTTTAAGGTTTATTTTAAGCCCTCGTCCGCATCGCCACTGCCGGGCACTTGACGAAGCCCGCGCAGTTAACGCTAGCGCGAGTTTCCTGTAGAATAGAAGAATGGAAAAGAAAATAGCAGAATTAGAAACAGTCCTCGCCACTCTAGAGAAGGCAATGACTGTCATGTATCAACTGGTTATGACTCATCAGCGCAAGATTGATGAGCTTGAGAAGCGCACAAGGGACCTGTCTTGAAAAAGATCATCCACGTCAACCAGCACGTCATCAAGCGCAATACAAAGCACGGAACCGACGAGCCAGTTTTGACGGTAAAAACATATAAAGAAAATAATTATGCCCACGAGGCTATACTAAAAACAAAAGACGGGGTAGAGTTTGCTAAAGTGATATACAGACCACACAAACCGCTGAGTTGCGGAGCAAGAGTTTGGATTGAACTAGACACAGACACCACTGATGTTGATTTGATTGTGAGAGAAGATGACGCTTGAGCTAAAACACGCAGACTGTTTAGAATACCTCAGAACGATTCCAAGTGATTCAGTGGATCTTGTGATAGTGGATCCTCCTTATTTTGAAATCGTAAAGGACCCATGGGACAATCAATGGGCTTCTGAAATGGCGTACCTTGCCTGGTGCCAGGAGTGGACTCAGGAATGTTTCCGCGTTATGAAGCCTGGGAGTTGCTTCTATGTGTGGGGGACGACGAAGGAAGATACGTTCCTGCGTTATAAGTTGGATGTCTTGAATAATATTCCCAACGCTCATTATCAAAACTGGATCATTTGGTCCTACGATTGGGGGGGCAGAACTAAAAAGAAATTCCCCCGCAAGCACGAGGATATTCTAATGTATTCCAAGGGTCCCGATTTTCCATTTCATGCTGATGAGGTGAGGGTGCCGTACAGAATGAAGCGAAATGTTCGGGCAGAAGCCGAAAACAATCCCCTCGGGAAGGTACCAACAGACGTATGGGAAAAGAATAACCACACTGCTAGCAAAGAGTATGCCGGGTGGCACTCTACCCAAAAACCGATCAGCTTGATTGAGAGAATGATTAAAGCCCATACACAGCCTGGAGATCTTGTGTTAGACTGTTTTAGTGGGGCGGGGTCAACCATGATTGCGTGCAAAAACACAGGAAGATCTTTTAAAGGGTGTGACTTTGATGCAGATTATATTGAAAAGTCCATGGAAAGACTTCAAAAGTTGTCAGCCTGAGAAGCAATACCCATGAACAATGTAAATCACCCAGTCCACTACAACAAGGGATCAATTGAGGCAATTGATATAATTGAAGATTGGGACTTAAACTTTAGCGTAGGAAATGTTATAAAGTATATGCTCCGAGCCCCACACAAGGGTGAAGAGCTTGAAGATTTGGAAAAAGCAAAGTGGTACCTCGAGCGCCACATCAAAAACGTCAAGAAAGGAAAATAAAATGACGACCAATAATAATGTAGTAAATAAGTGGAATGAGTTGAAGACTCTAGTTGAGAACATTGAGGACGATGTTCAAAAGAATGCTACGGGCAATAAAGCTGCCGGTACGCGTGCTCGCAAAGGGTTGCGCACTCTCAAGACCACCGCCTCCGAGCTTGTGCGTCTCACTCTCGGAAAGGAATAGGGTATGGAACTCCATCTTCGGTGGGCAGAAAAGTTTGAAGTGGTGCGAGAGTACCCTACGTTTAGCTTGAGTACGGAAAGATTTCCGGAGCTAGAACTTGAAATCCAGAAAGTGCTGGATGCTCCTCATCCCGCTGCCCGGCAAGAGGCACTGGACGATCTTGAATACAAGATGCACCACACGGAAGAGCGGGGGGAAACAATTATGGAAATTGTAGGTCCGCGGGATCACTTCGCGGACGCTAAGATATCCCCGACAACAGATGAAGAGGGGTTCTTGAAGATCGCCGACATGGTTGAGGAGGAGGAGTGAGATGGATTCTACGCAAAGCTATATAAAGATCCATGGGATCTGCGCTGAAGCCGCTGGGGATTTCGCGTTTGATCATGATACCGACTGCGCCGATCTCTTCACCGAGTTGGTGCCCGACTTAGATAACTGGGGCGGCGTTGGCTGGATGGAGCTTTCTGAGTTTGATTACGAAGGGGACCGGCAAATTATCAACTTGATTGTAGAGACAAAGTGGGCTCCGCCCACCGAATGGCTGCGCAATGCTAGCATCGGGAGCCACTATTTACAAAACAAGCTCATTACGATGACAACCATTCAGAAAGATGAAACCTGTGTCACCGGAGTTGCCGTCATGGATGGGGAGATCTTGCAAAACAAGCTCATCCATGAGATGGACTCAGAAGACGTCGGCAAATATTATAATGATGATGTGTCCGGTTACGATTTGGACGACTTAGATAATCAAATTTGGGATTCAATCGCAAAGTTCGTGAAAGTCTGCGAACAATTTTACCTTGAAGGGGATAAAGAAAATGACTAAAACAGTAGAAGCAGGGTCCTCAGTCACCCTCCATTACACAGGCACGCTTGACGATGGCACTGAGTTTGATAGCTCGCGCACTCGTGAAGAGCCGATGACTGTTCCGATCGGCAATGGCCAGCTTATCGCCAGTTTTGAAAACGCTCTGGTCGGGATGACGGAGGGTGAAACTAAAACCTTCACAATCCCGTCCAATGAAGCTTATGGTCCGCACAACCCTGAGCAAATCACAACGCTGGAGCGCAACATCTTTCCGGAGGATTTTGAGTTCACACCAGGCATGACAGTGCCTCTTACGAACCAGCAGGGAGAAAACTTTATGGTTGTTCTCACAGAGGTTCAAGAGACTGAAGTGACTGCTGACTTTAATCATCCTCTTGCCGGCAAAGACCTTACGTTTGAAGTAGAGGTGATCACGGTCAATGATGCGACGACTGACAGCTAAGATTCTATTTTTCTGTGCGCGGATCTTCCAGAGCAGAGGGATGCTGATTGGGCAATGGTTCCAAAACAAAGGCATCCTTCTGCTTGCGGGAGTGAGGTCTAAGCGTGATTAGTTTGCTTTTAGCGGGGCTGATCGCAGCCCCTACGAGCTACGGAAAGCGCCCCCTGACGAACCGGCAGGTTCGGGCAAAAGCATACCAAATCGTGCAACATTTGAAGAGGCAAGATCCTCGTGTTTTACGTTCGGTAATGTACTATATGAAGTGGGTTCCCAAGCTTGAGTACAAGCGGGAAAACTGTAAGAAAAATAACAAAGATGCACTCAAAAAGATAAATGATTGGGAGATGGAAATGTTATTAGACATGTCAGGGATCCCGAGGAAGAAACGATGAAAAAACTCAATACCATCACCATTGATATGATGATACTCGTTGGAGTTCTAGCAGTGTTGTCCTTGGTCTTTGGGCTAAGTGGCTGTGCTCACAATGCCCCGGCGATTGAAAACTGTTGCCAACGGTTAGATGTTCGCACCAAAGAGATGCAAGAGTTTAATCGCTTTTGTAAAGTTCTTGTTTTCGCTGTACACCGAACAGACAAAAACACAAAAACCTACGAAAGCATTCAGAATAAACTAGGTGTATGTAGATTTGTATTTGGTGTAGAAAATGATAACGAACTGTTGAGTTCGGGTCCCGACGACGCCTATTACAAGGTTCGCCAATACATCATCCCAAACCCCTCTGAGAATGGCTGGATGATGCCTCTTGACTGCGATCCGGATCAACCTTCTTGTGAAGAGTTCTAGATAAAGGGCACCAAATGAAAACATTATTATTTGCATCCATCGCGATCATCGCTGGCATCCTTACTGCTAAACTAATCATGAACTTTGTAGAGTTTATTATACAAGCTACCAAGAACCAAGATCAGGACTAACCACCATGAACAAACACCTTGATAACCTGCGCCAAAACTATAGCCAATTCAGAGAAGACCACTTTGCCCTGCACCTGGGATTGGTGGTGGCAATTGGCAGCTTTATGGGAGCCTGGCTGGGCAGCATGATCTTTCTTTAAGAGTCACCTTGAAGGCACACAATAATAATTATGAAAGATATAAGAGAGTCTCTCACAGTAATAACAATAGCATTGTGCATAGTAACAACTGCGTATGGTTGTCAGCTTTTTTAGGCAGTGTTTACAGTGGTGTGTACAAAACCTCCAAAAAACACTGCAAAAGTTGCACGATTCGTAAGTATTTGTTTTGACGGCTAAGTGCAGTTAGTTTATAAGTAAAATCCAGCAATATCAATTGTTTCAGCTATTGTCAGCGATTGCCAGCTATTGGGGGAGATTGTCTGACTGCCCTTAGTACACCAAGAATTGAGTATTGTCAATTAGCAGGCAAAAGCCCACATCCTCCCATTATACCAGACTAATTATATTGCGTTAAGCCTATGCGACTAGGAGAGAAGTTAACTAAAGCACTGAAAAAGCAGGGAATAAAAAAACAAATAAAATGAAGAAAAGTGCTCTAAAAAGTTGACAGATACCCTATCCATGGTAATATATGAATGTAAGGGAGAGAGATAATCATGGCTGTTGACTTCAAAACCTTCGTTTCCTTGGCACCTGCCGTCAGTGCTGCTAAGCTTCCGGTTCTGCTCCGTGGTCGCCACGGCATTGGCAAGAGCCAGGTTGTTTACCAGATTGCTGCTGAGCTTGGTCTTCCAGTGGTTGAGCGCCGTGCCAGCCAGATGACTGAGGGAGATCTTGTCGGTCTTCCCAGCATTGAAGGAAACCGTACCACGTTCAATCCTCCCGATTGGTTCAAGCAATCCTGCGAAGAGGCAGTGGTTCTCTTCCTTGATGAAGTTGATCGTGCTACCCTTGAAGTTCGTCAAGGTATCTTTGAGTTGACTGACAGCCGTAAGCTGAACGGTCATAACCTTCACCCCAACACTCTGGTTTTCGCTGCCATCAACGGCGGTGAGCACGGTGCTAGCTATCAGGTCAATGAAATGGATCCTGCTGAGCTTGATCGCTGGAGTGTTTGGGATGTTGAGCCGACTACTGAAGACTGGTTGGCTTGGGGCAAGAACAATGTTGACGGTCTTGTTTGGGATTTCATCAATCAGAATCGCGCTCACCTTGAGCACAACGCTGACATTGAGCCCAACAAGCGTTATCCCAGCCGTCGTAGCTGGAAGCGTCTGAACGATGTGCTCGTCCAGGCTGAGCAACTGGAGGCTGGTCCTGCCATGTTCAACCTTGCTCAAAGCTTCGTCGGCTTTGAAGCTGCTGTTGCCCTGAATGACTTCGCCAAGAACTACGAGCGGGTTGTTACTGTTGATCAACTCCTCAATGGCGAGCGAGTTGAAGCCCTGGCTGCCTTCTCCTTGAATGAGCACTGCGCTTTGATTGAGAAGGTTGAAGCTGAAGAGACCTGCAAGACCGAACTGAACGATGATCAGATCGGAAACCTTGCCAACTACTTCACGACTCTGCCCAGCGAAGCTGCCATGAAGTTGTGGGGCGTGATCAGCCAAGGCGGTGTCCAAGATAACGTTGTAAAATTCCACGGTGCCAATGATGGCGCGGTCGGTGCTCACTTGAGCAAGATCCTGGGAGCCTAATCTCTCTCTTACCTTACACCTAGGTTCCCAAAGGTCGGCAAGCGCTCAGCAAAAGCTGGGCATTTGTTTTTAAGGGCACAAAAAAGTAATAAAAAAGTTGACAACAACCGTATCCATGCTATTATACTATTGTAAGGGAGAGATAACACATGAGCTTTGATCTGAAACTCCATGCTTATCGGCTGCTAATGGACGAGCCGTTCTTTGCTGCTCTCAGCCGGAAGATTGAGAAGCGTGCTGATACCGGCATTCCTACCGCTGGTGTGCGCGTTGATCCTGAGACTGCTCAGTTTGAAATGATTTACAACCCTGATTTCTTTGCCAGCTTGCCCGAAGAGCATGTTCGCGGAGTTCTCAAGCATGAGTTCTATCACCTGATCTTTGACCACGTTACCAGCCGCAAGCCAGAGGGAGTTCCTCACAAGGCTTGGAACATTGCTGCTGACCTGGCGATCAACAGCCACCTCCAAGGTGAACTGCCTGAGATGGCATGCATGCCTGGTGTCGGTCCTTTCGCTGATCTACCTCTTCATCAGACTGCTGAGTGGTACCTTGCCAATATGCCTCAGAGCGATGAGAGCGAGGGTGGCGGTGAAGGCAGCGGTGACGGCGGTGAGGGCGGCGATGGCCAGCCTAACGCTGACAGCCCTGGCAGCTTTGACGACCACTCCGGTTGGTCTGAGAGCGGTGACAGCCCTGCGCAAGAGGCTGCCAACCAGATGGCTAAGGAGCGACTCAAGCAAGCCATGAAGGAAGCTGCCAACGAGGCTAGCCAATCCAGCAAGGGCTGGGGCTCCATGTCTGCGGGAGTAAAAGAAGAAATCCTAAAACGCTTAGAGACTAAGGTAGACTGGAAGAAGGTACTGCGGTACTTCATCAAGACTAGCCAACGTGCTGCCAGAAGGTCCAGCGTCAAGCGCATCAACAAGCGTTACGCTTACATCCATCCCGGCAAGAAGACCCAGCGGCAGGCAAAGATTGCCATCGCCATTGACCAGTCTGGCAGCGTCAGCGATCAGATGCTGGAAGCCTTCTTCGGCGAGTTGAATAGCCTGGCTAAGCTGGCAGAGTTCACAGTCGTTCCCTTTGATACTGAGGTAGCTGAGGATAAGGTCTACGTTTGGAAGAAGGGTCAGAACAAGAAGGCTGAGCGCGTGATGTACGGCGGCACTTGCTTTGACGCTCCCACCGAATACGTCAACAAGAATAGCTTTGATGGCGTCATTATTCTGACGGACATGGAAGCTCCCAAGCCCAAGGCTTGCAAGGCTCAGCGCATGTGGCTTACCGATGCCCGCGGTGCCAGCCGTCCCTACTTCAAGACCAACGAGCGGGTCATTGCAATAGACTAAACTACCGAACAAATGCGGATGTTTCGCGACGTTCTGCTAAACTTTGCGGGAACAAATAAAAAGAAATGAATAACTTAACAGAGAAGATCATAGCATATGAAAGCGGAGAACTAGATGCTAACGAAACTACCCAGCTATTCCAAGAGCTAGTTGATAGCGGACTTGCCTGGAACCTGCAAGGTCATTACGGCAGAACAGCTTATGCCCTAATTGAAGCTGGTCTTGTCAGCGCCTGACAGCCCTGCCTGCCATGCCTGCCCCTGATAGCCCCTAATCATGTCCCTAGGGGATAATACCCCCCGGCGGGGGGCCTAGTACAGAAACAACGCGTAGATAATTTTTCCAGATTATGACTTATATACAGTATGACTTACAAGCCCTTACCAGCTACTGTTTGCCTAAAGGAATCAAATATACATGGCATGGGTCTTTATGCGAGAGAAGATATAAAAGAAGGACACGAGTTTGGAATAACCCACGTTTCGGACCCAAATTTTGAAAATGGATATATAAGAACCCCTTTGGGCGGATTCTTCAATCATTCAGAAAACCCTAACTGTGAAGCTTATATTGACGGAAGATACATAAAACTAAAGTCTCTTAAAGATATAAAGAAAGACGAAGAACTGACAGCCTTCTATTGGCTTTACGAAATGAAATAGTATGATCACAGTTGGCGACATTGTATATAAGAGAAGGAAGGGTGGAACAATAATGTCAGCCCGTCCTGTTACTGATAGAGTCGGACTAGTTATTAAGGAAGTGAGAGAAAAGTTTGCAATACCTCAATTCTTTGTACAGTTTGACAATGAGGATCCTAAGTGGTATTATCAACATGACCTACACCGAATTATCGGAAACGAAAGGAAATAAAATGATTTCAATCCTTAGCAACGTAGAGAAGGTAGATGAAGAAAACAAATACCTTTTTGAAGCAGCCAAGATCTTAGAATCTATTGGCAATGATCCCGGTGTCACTGCACAGGAATTCATTATTGCCATGGCAGGATCAGACGTCAATCCAGAAGACTTTCCCAGGCTATCATTGTCGGCAGTCTCTATTGAGACGATGATGACGATTAACCCTTTTGATGTCCTTGAAGAGCCAACAATTCACTAAAAATGGACCTAAGATCTCGTTATGAAGTCGGCGATCTTGTAAAGATAAGAGATGACTGCTCTATTCAATACTTCGCCGGCAGGCTAGCAATTATAACGAGACAGATGGGAATGGATAGTATGGATGTTGTCGGCGGCTTTTATTATGAATTATGCTTAGCCGGCACAAGCAAGCATCATATTTTCAACCATTCGGAATTAGAATTGCTTTCAAAGGGAAAAAGAAATGCATGATAGCCCTAAGCAGCCCAAGCACCCCACCCCGCGCGCGAACAAAAGGAACTCTTCAGCACCACCTCGGGAATCCTTTTCAGAAGTAAACAGAAAGCTCTGCATATTGTATAATATACTAGAGAAGCTTGAGAACCGTGATAACATTTGAAGTGGGTGATTTTATCGTGGAGCATAATGGAACTCATTCAGAAGAATTTGGTGTAGTGATAGGCATTCATGAGGGTGAAGTGATTTCTGTGCGATTTCCCCACGGCACCTTCTATAGTTTTGCTAGCCATTGCCAGCCTTATCAGGAATGGCTAGATGAAAACTTTTGAACTTGGCGACCTTGTAAAATTCAAAAAGGGGTCTTCACCTTTCCGAGAACTTGAGGGTTCTGCTAGTCTTGTCGTGGTTTCGCGGCTCTTGCCTGCTGATAAGAGATTCTTTTATGGTCGTGTCTGCTCTACCGGAGATGAACACCTTTGGAGTTGTGACCAGTTTTATTTGCTTTCAAAAGCTGGCATGTGAAAAAAATTTCTACAAAAAAAATTGCGGATTTTATGAAAACACCTACACTAGACTTGCATGGCATCAAACATCATGAGGTCTCAAATGTTGTTGCTCGTTTTATTGAAGATTGGCTGGGCAAAGACTTGTTCATTGATATTATTACGGGGAATAGCGATCAAATGCTTTTTGAAACGGTTAAAGTGATTCAACAATACGGTTTAGAGTATATGACAGGGTTGCCTGCTCATCAAGGAAGGGTTAGGGTGGTAATGTATGACGAATTTCATTGAAGTTTTATATTTTCTTCTCGGCTGGTTTGTCCTGGGGTCCGGACTAGTTTTTATACTTGCTGCGGCTTTCTTCGGATATCCGGAGGAAATCAACAAGGAAGAATATGATGAATTGTCTAAGCGAGAATGAGGTAGAATATATTATAGGATATACCGGGATGGATATGCTTGTTCATCTTCCTATGTCTTCAACTCCTGTTGTTTATTTTTCACGAACAGGAAATAAACTCAACTTTGTAACAATTGTTTCTGATTTTTTGAAAGGAGAAAACAAATGATCTATAAGTCACTGTTTTTGCTTATATTTGCAAATATATTCAATCAAGCATACCAACTTGAATATATTACATGTCCAAAATATGTTCCGGGTACTAATCAACTTTTGCCGGAAGGGGTCGACCTTTCACCGGAATTGGAGTTGATGAATCGGGTTCGGTGCTATTGTGAAGTAGTAAAAGCTAAAGAGCGGGAGTGTCTTGCTCGTCATGTGCCGGCAAATGTGTGCAAATCGCGAACCAATGCTTGGGTTGAGGATAATCTGAAACTAAAAGAGGAGGCTTCTCCTTATAATAACTTTGCACCTCTTCCTAAACGAGATAGGATGATTAATGTTGAGCCGTAGAGGCATGACGCTTCTTATAGTATTGGTGATGAGTGCATTTATCGGTATAAGTGCAATGTTATTATTTTCTACCGTTAATATGGAAATGATGATTGCCGGCAATACACGGCGTATAAATCAAGCAAAAATTTCCGCGACGAGTGGCTTGAACCACTTTATTGCTCTTGGTTTAACTTACGACACGCTTAGAGAGCAGGCTGGCGACCTGCAAACTTTACAGATCTTGCCCGAGACCCAACTTGGGGCTAAGACTTCCTACGAGGTAAAAGTTCATTTTTATCCCCGTCTAAATGAGAGGCGATATGTGGTGGAAAGTATAGGCTACTACAAGAAAGCAGACAAGGTTATTTCACTGCACCCGATTAAAGCCCTTTTCGAAGGCGAAGAATAAAAAGAAAACTAGTTATAATACGCAGGAGCATAGATAATGATCACAAAAGATGCACTTTGGAAACAAATTTGTCTAGGATTGAAAGATCATGCACGATCAGAAAAACTAACTGCGACCGTAATGAAACGTATTAGGAGACTCAAAAATGAAGATCAAAAGATCACAACTAGCAAAGCTGATCAGTGAAGTAATTCTCAAGTCTAGGCTTATAAAAGAAGAGCTTACGGATGAAGAAGCTCGCATCAGCGCCGCGCTTGAGGCTGATGCCGATTGGTTCAACACTTTAGACCGTGACTCGCGAGAAACAGAAGGAAAAATATATTCCGATGCCGATGCTCGCCTTGAAGAACTGGAGCACTTGATAAAGGATCTGATTTTTTTGAAAAAAACCAAAGAGCTAAAAGCGGTGCTTAAAAACTACCTTGGACAAATAGGAGGATTTTAAATGAAGATCGCCAAGTCTCAACTACGACAAATTATTAAAGAAGCCATCAATGTGAAGCTCCAAGGGGCAGACATGGCTCATGATTACAAGAAGTGGGCAGTTCATGACCACGGTGCTGATGATTGGCGTGACGAGGCTGCCCTGGATGCATATGCGGCGCACATGAATCTAAGTCCCTGCTCTCTTCACGACTTGAAGGCTACTCTTGGAATGCTAGGTGAGGCTAAGATTGTTGAAGAAGGAAAGTGTCCAGAGGATGGCTGCGTTCAAAAGAGAGAAAAAGGATGGGTAGTCATTTCTAATAAAACTGGCGAGTGTTGGGGACGAAGCAAGAAGAAGGGTGGCGAATGCACCTACTACGATTCCCGAGCAGATGCCGAAGGGGCTCTTGATGCCTACCATGCCGGAAGATAATAATGAAAGTTACCAAATCGCAGCTACGAAAAGCTATCAAAGAGACCTTAAATAAGATTATCAACGAGTCCGAAAAGGGTGACCCATACGCTTATCTTAAGAAATCCCCACAAAAGAAATATCGTCAGTCATTCATAGACATGATCAAAAAACTGGCAAAAGGTCCAATAAAAAATACGGAACCCTATACAGAGAAACCAACTGTTGGTAAATCTGGACCTGCGGGATCGCCCTAAATAAATCGGAAACTATATAATAGAAGGAGATTCCAAACAGTGAAGATTACAAAATCAAAATTAACCAAGTTGATCAAAGAAGAGGTGGCTAAAATTCTTAGAGAAAATAGCTCGGAAAGTTTGGCCGCTGCTGTTTTGAACAATAGCGGTGTAGCCCCTGAAAAAGTAGCCGGCATCAACACCAAGGCTGTCTTTATTGACCTGTTTGATAGATTAGAAGACCTTTCTGATGGAACCCTCAAGCAAGGCATCGTATTATCAAAAATGGAAAGAGTTGCGGAAGCAGAATCAAACCCTGAGATTAGGAAATGGTTTATAGATGCTGTGAGCGATGCTTTAGGACAGGTTATAAGATCCGGATACAATATAGGTCCCAGCCCTAGCGGTATGGATATCCACAGTGCGTGGGATATAATCGTTGATCAAAATAGGTGGTAACACCATGCACAGCATAGTAAGAAATTGGATAAAATATATTAACGAGGGTATTACTGTCCATGTTGATGTTGATGTTCCTTTTTCTTTTGAGCCTCACACAAAATTGAACAAAGACTTCTGGAATCAGCCGGGAGATAAATTAGATCCTGAGATTCGGCAGAAGCTTTTAGAGATTGCCACAGACTTCATTGAGAGCGGTCAAGGCGCGGATGCTCCTTTGCAAGATATTACATTTACAGGGTCACTTGCGAACTTCAATTACTCACGCTTCTCAGATGTGGACCTTCATGTGCTTTTTGATTTTTCCGACATAAATGAGGACGAACAATTGGTCCGTGATTATTTCATGGCTACTAAATCTGTTTGGAACAATGCCCACGACATTACAATGTTGGGCTACGAAGTTGAGATCTATGGACAGGATTCCAGAGAGCCTCACGTTGCCTCCGGGCTTTATTCCATTTTGAATGATGAGTGGATTGTGAAACCTGATCGCGAGGACCCTCAGATTGACAATCGTGATATCCAACTAAAAGCAGCAGCGATTGAGGATCAGATTGATCGTGTGGTTGCTCTTTATGAAGAAGGCAAGTATAAAGAGGCTATTTCCGCGGCTGACAGAGTGAAGGCAAAAATTAAAAGATTTCGTCAAACTGGTCTAGAGACAGTAGGCGAATATTCCGTAGAGAATTTAGCTTTCAAAACACTTAGAAGAAACGGATATCTTGGCATCCTATCCGATACAAAAACCAACGCGTATGACAAAATGATGTCCGTAGAGGACTAGTTGTGAAAAATCATTTTGACTCATGGCGGAAGTTCGTTATCAAAGAGGGGTTATCTGATGTCTTGTGGCATCACACCCAACTTTATAGATTGGCTGATGCCCTAAAAGACAATCGTTTTCTTACGTCTGGAGCTTTTACCAAGCCTGATACCGAAGGAGAACACGGCAAAGGCAAGATGTATTATATATCCACAACAAGGACACCATCTATTTCTTATGGGGCTTTCAGTAGTCGCCATCCTTATGGTGCTGTTCTCCAGCTTGATGGTAGAAAATTAGGACAACGTTTCAAGGGTATGCCAATAGATTACTGGTCTTCAAAAGACTATGGATCCTCTAAAAAATCAGCTAAAATAGGGAAGACTTTTTATTCTCCGACTGATGACGATGTATATGAAGCAGAAGATCGCATCGTAACTGATAAACCTTTTATTGAGGACGCTGACAAATATATAACTGCTGTTCATATCGCCCTGCCTCTTTACGATACCCGCACTACAGACTGGAAAACTGGGGAATTTGAACTCGTCAATAAGTCTCAGCTTAGGTTTGCTGATTATCACTATGGCAGAAAAGTGGTTGAAATGTTAGAAGACAAGGGTATACCCTTTTATATTCATGTCAATCCCAAAACTTGGATGACACTTGGTGTCTCTAAAGATAAGGCACTAACAAGCTGGAAACAATTTGAACAGGCTCTCAACGAATCAGAAACAGAACTTGAAAAAATCCCCAAAGACGGCTTTAAAGAAATAGCTGATGGTCCCGGTTATGGTACAGATGAATTGCGAATGTTTGCGTTGGCAGCAGAAGCAATCCTCAAAGGCGAAGAAAAAATGCCAGAGGAGTTGATCACTGGTGACAGCGAAGACGGCCATACAAGCGAACGAAACAGAAGAAGAAAAGCTAAACAATTCTTTCATCAACTTGCGAAGCATCCTACAGCCGCAGTAGAAGGTATAAAGAACGCTTTACATAACAGTAGTTCTAAACCTGCATCCCGAGATGCTTTGGAAAACCTAGCTTCATTAATGAGGAGTGTCGGCAAAAAAGATATTTACAGTTTTGCTGACTATTTAATGAAGGTTTATAAAGAGAACCACCCTGAAGGGGAAACGTATTACTAATGAAACTTACAAAAAACACGATTAGGGAACTCATCAAAGAAGAGTTATCCATAATCAAAGAAGCAGAGATTACGATACCCGATGAACAAGGATTAGAAAAAGAGTATTCCAACATCCGCAAAGCGTTCCAGGCTGTCAGTAAACGAAATTCAAAACTTGACGGTGAATTATTAGGAAAACAATTACAAGCCGCTATTATTGAATATAAACAAGAAATAAGAGATATTAGGGAAGTTGTTTCACAGTTAGATAATTGGAGAAGACTTTTAAAAAATACTCAAGATCTATTCTTTTATGTAACCAGGGGTGGTATGGGACAAGACTCAAGCCTCAAAGAGCCAAAATTCAGAGAAATGTCTGATGAGCCTCTAGATCCCTATGGAGAATAAATCCAACAATCTCGCAAGACGGTTTTTTATTATAAGGAAACAAATAAAATGAAACTTACAAAAACACAACTACGAAACCTTATCAAAGAAGAAATAAAAAATATCAACGAAGGGTCCATGATGCGACCCCGTGCAAGAGATATGTTTGGTAAGACAGTTTATTGGCGCGATCTTATTGAAATCAAAAAGGTTACCAAAACAGGTAGAGAAAAAATTGATTTTGAAAGGATTATCAATTCTGGAGTAATTGATAAACCAAGCGAGGATTATCCCGATGGTGGACTTCCCGGTTATAGGGAAACTCGTGAGCCTTTGCTCCGCTCTGATCAACCCATTATTGTCACAATGGAAGACGGCGATAAACAGCGCTTCAAATCCAACGGACAAGAAATCACTCTATTGGATCTGCTGGGTGATGATGAAGTCGCAGATTTGATGGCTTCGGGTGATATAGAACAACTATAAGCATCTCAAATAGGCTCTGAATAAAACTACTTATTACGGAGTCTATATTATATGAGTACTTTCAAAGAGCATAAAACAATAGCCGACCGCGCAGCGGGGGATAGAACCCGTCACCGTCAAAAAATTGAAAAGGCTATAAAAGAAAGTATCAAAGATGTTGTAGCCGAAGAAAGTATCATCGGACAAAGCGGAAAAAAGAAGATTAGAATTCCCGTAAAAGGGATTAAAGAACACCGCTTTGTTTATGGAAACAACGAAAAAAACAAACGTGTTGGTTCTGCTGAAGGTATTGATGTCAAAGAGGGTCAAAGAATTGGCAGCAAGCGACGCCAACGAGGCCCAGGTGACGAAAAAGCAGGGAATAAGCCCGGCAAAGAATCTTATGAAATAGAAATGTCATTAGAGGAACTGGCTGAATATTTATTCTCCGACCTCAATTTGCCTGATTTAGAAAAGAAGCGTTTCAAATTTATCACCGAAGAAAAAATGAAACGGAAGGGCAAGAGACCATATGGGATCCGCCCACGTTTGTCAAAAAAAGAAACGATCATACAAAAAATCAGAAGAAAAAAGGCTGCGATCAAGGCAGGGACCCATGATCCAGAGGATGATGAGCGGTTTACATTTCATGAAAGTGATTTACGCTACAAACATATTGCACCCGTTCAAAAAGAAAATACTACAGCGGTTATCTTTTTTGTAATGGATGTTTCGGGATCCATGACAACCACTAAAAAATTCTTAGCAAGAAGCTTCTTCTTCTTATTGTATCAGTTCCTCAATCATCGTTATTCTGCCGTAGATGTGGTTTTTGTTTCACACACCGCTGAAGCAAAAGAAGTTAACGAAGAACAATTTTTCACACAAGTTCCCAGCGGAGGAACACTTGTTTCTACCGGGCTAAGAAAAGTACAAAAAATTATTGACAAAAGGTATCATCCAAATAATTGGAATATTTATACGTTCTATTGTGGTGATGGGGATAATTGGGGAGTTGATAATAAAGAGGCAATTCAGGCGTTCAGAGAACTCAAAGAGATAAACCAAATGATGTGTTATACCGAAATAGGTGAAATAAGAGCCTTTAGTAGAAATTTGTTTTATGAACTAGAAACCGAAAAAAGGCTTTGGGATTGGGTAGATCTCGTAGTTGATAATTCTTTTAAAAAAATTAGACTTACGAATCATAATGACATTTGGTCGTCTTTCAAAAAACTGTTTGGAGCGAAAAACTAATGGCTGATTGGTCGGTGGAAGAATTACAAGATTGGGATAACAAGATTTGTAAGTTGGGCAAAGAGCTTCAGCTTGATTGGTATCCTATATCTTATGAAATTTGTGATTATAAAGAAATGATAGGACATATGGCTTATTCCGGACTACCCACTCATTACAGACACTGGTCGTATGGGAAATCATTTGATAGGATCCAAACAGAATATAATTTGGGAATGTCGGGTCTTCCATACGAGATGATTATTAATTCCAACCCCAGTATTGCGTATTTGATGACTGAGAATCCAATGTCAACTCACATACTTACAATGGCACACTGTGTTGGACATAGTGATTTTTTCAAGAACAATCGTATGTTCTCCGAAACAAGAGCCGACACGGCAATTGATCGTTTTAAAGCCGCCGGCAAACGCGTTAAAAAATACATGGAGAACCCATCTATTGGCATAGATAAAGTTGAGAAGATTTTAGATTCATGCCATGCGATCAGATATCAAGTCCCAAGAACACCAGGCGTTCAACGAAGAGATCATCGTAAACTAAAGGAATATTATAGGGATCTAATAATAAATGATAAAACGGGACGATGGGACGGATTTGATTTGAATAAAATTCCTCTAGAACCTGATCAGAATCTTCTTGAATTCATAGCGGAACATAATCGTTTTCTAGAGCTTTGGGAGAAAGACTTGATAAATATTGTTTCGGCTGAATCATCTTATTTTGTCCCGCAGGCATTGACCAAAATTATGAATGAGGGCTGGGCAGTTCTTATCCACGAAAAAATAGTTAAAAGTTTGGATATGCCAGATGATTACCACTTGGCTTTTATTCGTTTACATAATCAAGTAATTCGCCCCCATTTAGGACGAGTAAACCCCTACCACTTAGGTTATAAAATATTTCGTCACATTGAGGAGAAATATGGGTTTGATGAATGTTTGCGCGCAAGGGAAACTCACAATGATGAAACTTTTATAAAATCTTATTTTGATCTTGAAATGTGTAAAGATTTGAATTTATTTACCTATTCTATGGATCAGAGAGAGGGAGCAACAAAAATTAGAGATGTATCCGGGGAAGATAGTTGGAGAACTATTCGCGACGAGCTAATTAAGAATGTAGGACTTAATGCTGTTCCGGTTATCGTCGTAAAGGAATTGTTAAAGGATGGTACACTAATACTTGAACACGAACACGACGGGAGAGATCTGGAGTTGTCAGAAGCTAATAAAGTTTTTGGACATATCAATGAACTCTGGTCCGGTAATATAAAGTTTACTACAATTATTGAAGACGAAACTTGGGAGTTTTGATCCACCATGGCAAAAGAAAATAAATCTGGAAAGTTTTTGAAGCTGGTTGAAAAACACCGGGAGAAAAAATCAGTTGATAAATTTCAAGGCACTTTAGAGGAATACCTCAAGCTAATTGAAGCAGACCCATCTATACCCATATTATCACACAAAAGGCTATATGATGTTCTTTCTGGAAATGGTATTACTAGAATGTCTAAATCTGATTCACGCTGCAATAAATTATTCAGTGGCGAGGAAATTAGGACTTATGATTATTTCCAATCAAAATTCTTTGGAATGGAAAGATCGTTAGCTAAAATTATGAGATTTTTACGGTCAGCTTCCCTGAAGGGAGAAGAGAGCCGCCAGGTATTATTACTTCTAGGTCCTGTTGGTGCCGGCAAATCTGCCCTAATGGAGCACATAAAATCAGCCCTGGAACAATGTGATCCTATGTATCATATTGAAGGTTGTCCAATCCATGAAGAACCTCTTCATTTGATTCCCCGCTCCTTGAGGGAAGAATTTCAAAGTATTTATAATATAAAAATAGAAGGTGATTTATGTCCAGTATGCCGGCATCGCCTAAAAGAAAAATTCAATAATGACTATACAACAATGCCAATAGCCCAGTCTTCGTTTTCAGTTCGTGGGCGGCGAGGTGTAGGCGTTGTCCCACCGATGGATGCCAATAGTCAGGATGTTACAATTTTAGTTGGTAGTGAGGACATTTCTAAGTTAGATTTATATTCTGAAGATGATCCGCGAGTTTTATCTCTAAATGGTGCCTTCAATGTTGGTAATCGTGGTATTGTAGAGTTTGTTGAGGTTTTCAAAAATGAGATTGAATTTCTTCACACTATGATCACAGCAACACAAGAAAAGGCTGTACCATCACCAGGCAAAGGTCCTATGATTTATTTTGATGGCGTTATCCTGGCTCACTGTAATGAGGCTGAGTGGAACAAATTCAAGTCGGAAAATACGAATGAAGCCATTCTTGATCGTATTGTTCGTGTAAATGTACCCTATTGTTTGGAGGTTTCTGAAGAGCAAAAGATTTATGAAAAAATGCTAGGACTGTCTGACTTTGATGGTCATATCGCCCCTCATACACTTGAGATTGCTAGTATGTTTGCCGTTCTAAGTCGTCTGCATCCATCTAATAAGGTTGACCCACTGACAAAGATGAAGCTTTATGACGGCGAAGAGGTAATTGAAAAAGGACATGTCAAAAAAATAGATATTAAAGATCTTAGAGATGAAACCAGAGATGAAGGGATGACAGGAATTTCTACAAGATTCATTATGAAAGCTATTGATTCGTCTCTATCAGATAGTGATAAAAATATGGTAACTCCTATCTCTATCCGAGATGCACTCATTAAGCAAGTCAAGGATCAGATTGTAGTAGAGGATGACAGAAACCGTTATCTTGATTTTTTAGGTAAGACTTTACATGATGAATATTTGAATATTCTAGAGAAGGAAATAACCAAAGCTTTTGTATCTGCCTATGATGAACAAGCAGAAGCTCTTTTCAACAATTATTTAGATCATGCAGAGGCATATGTGAATATGACCACGGTCAAAGATGTTGTAACAAATGAAGAAATTTCTCCCGACGAACCATTCATGGTTTCTATTGAGGAACAAATCGCAATTGTTGGCACAGCCAAAGAAAACTTCAGAGTTGATATTACTGCCTTCATGTTTTCAAAGCTCCGCCGCGGAGAAAAAGTAGACTGGAAGAGTTATGCTCCTCTAAAAGAAGCCATTGAGAGTAAATTAACATCCTCAGTAAAAGAAATATCTCGCATTGTTACCAAATCTAAGAGTCGCGATAAAAAACAACAAGGAAAATATAACGAAATGGTTAAAACTCTGATGGATGAATATGGATATAATGAAGATTCAGCCGAAGAAGTAATCAAGTTTGCTGCAAATAATCTGTGGAGAGATAGCTAAGGCAACAAGATGTCTAATTTTGCAGACAAGATTAAAACTCTCAGAGATTTTGTCGGGAATACTCCATTAATCAAAATTATAGTAGATGTTGCCGGCAAAAATGTAGTAATTTATGCCAAATATGAAGCTTGGAGCTTCTCTGGAAGCATAAAAGACCGCATGGCCTTACAAATATTGCAAAGTGCAGAGAATTTATCACAATTTCACGAAGGTGATACCATAATAGAGGCTACGAGTGGCAATACTGGGATTGCTTTTGCTGCGATGGGAGCTTATTTGGGGAGTGAGGTTCATATTTACATGCCAAATTGGCTTTCTGAAGAGAGAAAATCTCTTTTAAGATTTTACGGGGCAAAATTGCACGAAATAAGCGAAAAAGATGGTGGATTTCTTAAATGTATAGAGCTAGCATCCAAAAAAAGTGAAAAAAAGGGCTTTTTCGGACCAAAACAGTTTACTAATGCATGGAATGTGTTTTCGCACATGAATTCAACAGCACCTGAACTCCATAAATGCCTTAGCGAACAAAACTTGCCTAAACTCGGCGCTTTTGTTGCAGGAGTCGGCACTGGGGGTACTATTATGGGTTTTCATCACTATTTCAACGACAGGGATGGTGATTTTACTGCTTTTCCGGTGTTTCCAGAGAATAATATTGACAGGGGACATAGAATTGAGGGTATAGGGGACAGTTTTATTCCCAAGATTTTAAATTTAGATGAATTGGGTAAAATTATAAGAGTAAAAGACTCGGATGCTATAAATGTTGCAAGACAAATGAATAAACTAGGACTATCAGTAGGTATTTCATCAGGTGCTAATGTATTTGCAGCCGCGCTGAAAGCTTCAGAACTTCAAAATAACCTGACCGTCGCGACGGTTCTATGTGATGATAATAAGAAATACCTTTCTACTGATTTGTGTTCTGATAGTGTTGAGGAACTCTCAAGCGAAATAAAAATCAAAGATTTTATAAGGATTACTTGACTTTCTCGGGAATGATGATAATATGTATTAGTAAGAGGGTCTGATATTGTCCAGCACAAGTGAAGATATCTTACAGAAACTTAAAGGAGTCTTAGAAGATGCTCTCGGAGACCCCAGGGATTTCCAGTTGGGCGAATATCCCAAAGAGGGGCTCCCTGTTGGTACAATCTCGCGATCAAATATTCACAACAGGCTGTGTGTTATTGTAGATGCCTTTTATGGTGACTTGGATGAAGACAATCAAAAAATTATTATCTATACGGTGTTATTGTTTCCCGAGAGAATCGCCTTTGGTAAAAATAGTTCCCAACTGTCTGAAAATCAATACTACTTATCAAACGAGTATGAATATGATATTATAGGATATCTTATGATCCCTCCAGTAAACTTAGAAAATTTTTCTCATATATTGGGATCAAGTTTGTTATGAAATTAGAACCAAAAGCTCTTTTGTTTGATATGGATGGTACTCTAACTGTCCCGCGTCAGCGAATAAGTAATGAAGTTTTAGAAGCTCTCTCCAACACCTCCGTTGGACTCAAGAGACATTTAGTTACCGGCTCCGAGATGGATAAAATTGATGAGCAAATTCCTAGTGATATTTTGTTAAAATTGTTTGATAGAGTATACGCATGCAATGGAACGCGCGTATATAATTGTTCACTAGATATGGATGATGAAACAAAAGCTATTGAGCCAGAACTGATTCATAAAGTTTCTCTAGTTGATCATTATTCGCCGGCTGATCTAAATCATATTGTAAATGTTTTACTGAAGATTGTTACGGATACACACACGAAGGTTAAGACTGGCACCTTTATTGAATGGCGTGAAAGCCAAATAAATTTCTCTGTGGTTGGCAGAAACTGCTCACAACTTCAGCGTGAAGATTATGTCAAATGGGACAAAAAAAGCGGAGAAAGAAAAAAGATTGTCAATCAGCTTCGCGAAGAATTTAAGGGCTGGGGTCTGGCCTTCCAACTTGGTGGTCAAATTTCTATTGATATTACACGAGAAGGTTGGGATAAAAGCTATGCATTTGAAAACATGATTGAGACACCCGATCAGTGCGTATTTTTTGGCGACAAGATTTGCAAAGATGGTAATGATTTAGATATTGCTATGAAATCAGCAGCCTATCACGATATTCAAGGACCTGCCGAACTAATTTTGGCTCTACAGGAGTATAGATGAGTGATCCCATCAATTACGCTACTGGTTGGTATTCTATTAGCCCTGCTTTTGCCTGGTGGAGGTCTAATGTTCATCGCGTGGATCCGCTCAAAGCGCGCCGAAAAGCAGCGAGAGTTGTTGAAGAAATTAAACAAAAAGAGAAAGCTAACTCTGCAAAAATTGCAGAGGGAACAATTGATATATATGCGTAGTAAACAAAACAAGCATTCAAGAAGGGATAAAAAATGAATTGCTTTCAAATTGAAGTCCGCGGCGTAACCTTTACCATTTGGGCCCCCACTCTGCGTGAAGCTGTGGAGACCTTTATGATTGATATGGATTTTTTTGAAGTCCCCAAGGATATGGTGACCTGTGCTCCTATTCCTTCGTCTAATATGTTCCCACCAGAAGTTACTGGTTTTTAATTCATTTTTTTCTTGACTTCCCAGCAGACCATGATATTATGGTGTTGTAAGGGAGAGAAATATGAAGCTTCAAGCTGCCATCAAAAAGATCAAGAACCGAGCCAAAGTGGTTGGACTAGATGTTGATATCCAAGAGCATAAACGCTCGCACGATTCACTCTTCTCCATTCGCTTTGAGAACTCTAACCAAGTTATCAGCTTTTATAACCAGCGTAACGGCGCGGACGATGTTAATCTCATCAAAGTTACACGAGACGGCGACTATAGTGACCCGCAGTCGGATTACTTTGCCGGGTCCTTTGTAGATAACATTACGCAGGCTCTGAATTGGGTTGCTCCTCTGCCGGCAAAATATCCTGTCGGCTCGCTGGTTCGTTTCAAGGGCAATAAGCGAAATGACCGTGCCAGGCTCGCCGGCAAAATTGGACTTGTTATAGAAGCTCAATCGGGCGGAACCTACAAAATCAATGTAATAGAAAATAGGTCATCGCCGCGTTACGATCCTTACTACTCTGAACGAGACCTAGAAAAAGTTTCATAAATAACTTGACCTATCTCGTGTCCGTGTTATTATAGGTTATAAGGGGCTAGCAATGGCTGAATCAAATCCCGAAGTTGAATTCCACCTTGAAGGTTTTCTAAAGGATTGCCAGCAAATGTTGGAAGAGCACTACTCTGAGAAGTATGCCAACCTTAAAGTCCCTGAAGTGGATTTCAAAGAGGGTGGAAAGTATTACAAAGTCTTCAAAAATGAAGGTCTCCGAGGAAGTGCTTATGTTTGGTTCTTCGTCGGCAAAGAGGACGGCTTGATTTGGAAGGCTGCCTCTTGGAAAGCTCCCGCTAAGAACTTCCCTCGTGGAAATATTCTGACAGACAACGCCAAAGATGTAATTGGCATTTACGGATTATAAATGACTGACAAAGAAAAACAAGACAGAGATGATCTAGTTGACCGAGTAATGGCTATTGCTCGTGATCTAAAACTTCAAGCTGATAAAGAAATTGCAGAGGCAGAGGAGGAAAAATGAGAAACATTTTTATTGCAATTATTTTAGTGGCGGGCGTAGGTTGCTCGCATAGTCAAAATGCTTCCGTTCGCATCCAAAAGGGCGATACCCTCAGTGAACTCGCGGTAAAACATAAGATCAATAGGAAAAAGCTTAGGAAGCTTAACCCTCAGATCAAAAACCCCAATGTTATTATCGCCGGGAAAAACCTTAGACTCCGCGCGAAGTAGGAAAAAGAAAATGACCAATCCAAAGCCAGGCAAGACTGGGTGGTTGACCTTGCAGGAATTTGACCACGAAACTTTTATCCAGTGGTTTATTTCAGAATCACAAGCCGGCAGAATGTCACCAGAGCGTCTAAATGAAGCAAGTTGGGGAGTAAGTCCCCAGTTTCTGATCAACGCCTCTTTTGATGCTGAGGCTGCGGAACAGGCAACGTGGATGAAGCCTCTATTGTTCTTGGTTGGTGTTGCTACGGGAATGATTGGTGGAGCACTTTTGAGTTTAGAAACACCTATTTATTGGCTAAGTTTTTAGAATTATGAATTCATTTTTACACACTCTTTTCGGACTTTCGTTTGTTGGCGGATCTATGTATTTGCTTTATACAGCGATTATAAGGGAAAGAAAAAGGAGAATCACAATGAAACAGGAGATTGCCAAAACCCGACGACGATAAGTGTCAAGGGTCAACCTAGGCCGATCTGGCAGGCGGCAAGAATAGCCAGCGTCCCTACCTACAGTACCCACATACCTTGGAAGAGTTGCGTGTGGAAGACGGTTTGTAGGGTTAGATATACTACAAATAGGAATCCCGTAATCGTTCGGGTGAAAACTCTTCAAATTATAGGGACATAGCTCAGTTGGTAGAGCAACAGACTTTTAATCTGATGGTCGTGGGTTCAATCCCCACTGTCCCCACAACAGGAATGACAATGATTAAAGTACTCGGAAAGTTGCCAAGAGAATTAGCCGTCGCCGTCAGCGGCGGTCCAGATTCCATGGCTATTCTAGACTTCTTAAGTAATAATCATGATGTGACCGCTGTCTATTTTGACCACGGCACAGACTTCGGGCGGAAATGTAAAAGATTTGTAAAGAACTTTTGCGATAGTAAAGAAATTCCCGTTATTATCGGCATAAATTATAACGGTCGCGACCGCCAGAAATCACAAGAAGAACACTGGCGAGATGAGCGCTATAAATTCTTTCACAGCTTTGACATGCCAGTTGTTTCTGGTCACAATTTAGACGATGTGATAGAGTGGTATTTGTTCTCTTCAATTAACGGACATGGGAAAGTTATCCCCTACAACAATAAAAACGTTATTAGACCGTTTATCTCTACTTCTAAACGAACGCTGGAAAGCTGGTGTAACAAAAAGGAAATACCATTCTTAGTAGATCCTGCCAACATTGATAGAAAATTTATGAGAAGTATTATCAGACATGATATTATACCACATGCCCGATTAATAAACCCAGGAATGGAAAAAACATTCCGTAAGCTTGTAGAGAAGGAATATGAGAATGTGTGTTCATGAGAGAATTTTTGAAAATAAGAATCTGAAAGAATATATCAACCGCTCGCTTCATAACAATTGGCGAGGCACATATTTTGAAGATTATCCTAGAATGGACCCCAAACAAAAAGGGCACTTTGGTGAAGAATATGTTGAAGGGTTTATGGAACTGGAATTAGGTGCAGAAGTTGTTGCTCCAACCAACCCTGGGCATGATCGGATTATTGACGGCTACAAAACGGAGATCAAATTCTCTTTAGCCAATTCAGTTCGGACCAAGGATGGTGATAAACTGATTCAGCCTGATACTTTTACTTTCAATCATATTGCTGCTGAAAAAGATTGGGATCGGTTTATTTTCTTTGGAATCAACCCATATCACGATCAAGGTAACCAAATCCTTTCAGAAAAAAACAGGATGGAAAAACCCCCACTTATCCGAGCATACTGGATGGAAAAGAATGATTTCTTAAACTATATCATTCAAGCTGACCGTAAGCCGTTCCGAAAACAACAAGGCGGAGAGAAATCCAACAACGATGATTATATCGTCCCAGGGTTGGAAAATTTCTACAAATTGATTGATCTGCCGTTTATCAAAGAGATTAATTCATGGTAGAATACTACTCATGGAGCAACTATGATTTATCATATTGATGTTGTTGATGGTCTCCGGAAATTAGAGTCTGAGAGTGCTGACTGTATTATTGTTGACCCGCCGTATAACATCGGCAAAGATTACGGCAATAACAAAACAGAACTAGAGACTTCAGAATATGTTTCCTGGGCTAAACAATGGCTGGCAGAATGCGAACGAGTTCTGAAGCCCGAGGGAACGCTGTATATTTATGGCTTCTCAGAAATCCTCGCACACCTGTCAGTGAATATCAATATGAATAAGCGTTGGCTAATCTGGCATTATACAAATAAGACAGTTCCCAGCTTAAACTTTTGGCAAAGAACTCACGAATCTATTTTGTGTTGCTGGAAAGAGCAGAAAACCTTCTTCAGGGATCAAGTAAGAATTCCATATACTGAAACGTTTCTCAAAAATGCAGCGGGCAAAAAAAGGAAAAATACAAAAGGACGCTTTGGCAACAAAGAAAGCACCTATACAGCCCACGAAAAGGGAGCACTTCCAAGAGATGTTATTTGCTCTCCATCTTTGGCTGGTGGTGCTGGTTTGAAAGAAAGATTCTTTTATTCTCCTTCCCGCGAAAAGCTGTATACCTCTAAGCAGAAAAAAGCTCTCGTTGTGGATGATACGATTTCACATCCCACTCAGAAGCCGACGAAGGTAACAGAAATTCTTTTGGATGCCTGCATTGAAGAAGGAAGTTCAGCAACGGTTGTTGTGCCATTTGCTGGCACTGGCAGCGAATGTTATGTTTGTGAGCAGCGTGGTTATGAGTGGACAGCATTTGAAATCAATGAAGAATTTGTAGATATGGGAAATCTGTTGGTGAAAGATGGGTTTCCAAACAACAAAGAAGAGGAACTGATAGAATACGATTATTGTGGGCCTGTATCATAATTGGTTAATGAAACCGCCTCATAAGCGGTTATATCGGGGTTCAAGTCCCTGCGGGCCTACCAAAGGACCAGTAGCTCAGTTGGATAGAGCAACAGCCTTCTAAGCTGTCGGTCGCAGGTTCAAATCCTGCCTGGTTCGCCATTGCCACTTTAGCTCAGTTGGTAGAGCAGTTGATTTGTAATCATCAGGTCATCCGTTCAAGTCGGATAAGTGGCTCCAAGCCTCATCTTCGGGTGGGGCTTTTTTATTTTTTACGATCCCTTAAAACTATGTATAATAGAACACGAAGGGGAGTTAGCTCATCTGGTAGAGCGCCTGCTTTGCACGCAGGGGGTGATCGGTTCGACTCCGATACTCTCCACCATAGAGTGCGATTCTAGCACACGACCTGAGCATGTCACAAAACTGCTTATATTTGGAAGGATGACCGAGAGGCCGATGGTGCAGCATTGGAAATGCTGTGTGGGGTAACCCACCGAGGGTTCGAATCCCTCTCCTTCCTCCATAATATTAAAGCTCCCGATCGGGGGCTTTTTTGTTGAATAAGATCGTGGCTTTGCCGTCTATAGGATATCCGAGACTAAAACAAAAAGTTCGGATTTTAGTGGGACAAAAAAATAATGAATAAAGATGTTATTTTGAGCGTCCAATTAGACGATCGCAATACTATATAACGCGATCGGTTGATTATAGTTTTCCCAACAGTTACTATAAATCATAAATACACCTTCTAGTGTTGGGTTCTTTATATATTTTATTTTCCCGAGGAGGAAAATTATTATGGCCATGATTGGTAATACAATTGTTGCAAGAGGTGAACACCTCTCTGATAAATCGGTCGCTGACGCGATCGTAGTTTCTGACGCGTCAAGTCAGGCTAGCACTCTTGGTGCTCAGTTGACTGCTTTGCGCGCTTCGGATGCTTCCGAAGCTTCTGCTCGTGCTGCTGCTGATACTGCTGTTAGCGCTGCATTCGCTGCTGCTGACACTGCCTTGGTTGGTGGTGCATCTGCAAGTCACAACACATTGAAGAAGATCGAAGATCTTCTTGATGCTGAGATTGCTGCTCGTGGTGCTGCTGATACTGCTGACGCTGCTGCTTGGGCTGCTGCTGACGTTGTAGTTAGCAATGCATTCGCTGCTGCTGACACTGCCTTGGTTGGTGGTGCATCTGCAACTCACAACACATTGAAGAAGATCGAAGATCTTCTTGATGCTGAGATTGCTGCTCGTGGTGCTGCTGATACTGCTGTTAGCGCTGCATTCGCTGCTGCTGACACCGCTCTAGGTGCTCGCATTGATAATCTTAAGTCAGGTGCTGCCAGTGAGAAATTCGCTCAGATCACCCTTCAGGACGCCGCTGTGTCTACTGATTCATATAGCCTCACTGTTAGTAATGGTGAGATGGTCTTCGCGAAGATCGCATAATATAAACTAACGTTTGTATTAGGTTGAAATAGTTTTTTGAAAAGGGTGGCTTTTGCTGCCCTTTTCTTTTATTTAAAATGGGTGCCCTTAAAGTTGCGAGGTAAAAAATGAGCAATAAAGTGAAACTAAAAATGAAAAGGGTAAAACTTGAATATGATTTCAAGAAAGCAGAGTTAGAAGAAGCCAGGGATCTAAGAGAAGATAATGTAGAAAAATTCAACAAAGACTTTGAGGCGGAAATGGCTTATATTAACAGAGACGGACCAGAGATAAAAATATCAGAGGAAGAGAAAGAAAAAAAAGAAGACAATTCCAGAGATCTAAGTGAAGAGGGAATGAAAGCTTTGAAGAATATTTATAGGCAAATTGCCAACATGACTCATCCAGATAAGACTGGTGATGATTCACTTGTAAATAAGTTCCATAAAGCTGCTGAATATTATAAAACAAAGAATCTTTCCGAGATAGTGTATCTGGCAACAGAGTTAGGTATTGAGCTTCCTGATGATTTATTAGAAGATGAATTGCTTTATGTTGAACTTGAAAAAGAAATAAAAGACCTATCAGAAAAGGTTTCCCAAATTAAGAAATCTATTAGCTGGGCATGGGCCAATGCTAAAACAGAAGAGGAAAAGGAAGTACTTAAAAAAATCATATATAACTTTTGGGGAATTTCCACAGAAGAGGTTTCTAATTATAGAGATAATCTCACAAAGGAGAATGTAGATAATGAGTGATTCCGCAAAGAGAGAAATAACCTTCCTAGTTCCAGAAAGTGAAGTATTGGTAAGTTATCGTTATTTATTGTTGATGACACTGGGCAGGTTTGAAAAGTTGCACAATGAAGATTCAGTTCCAATGCAACAGGACTTATTGGATGGGAATTTGAAAGCGGCTTTGGAAAAAATAGAAAACTATCAAGCCCAAGCAGCGGATCTAATTGAAAATCTGGATCATGTATTGGAGCTACTCAAGGCAGAACTACCAAAAAAAGGGGCCAAAAAAACAAAAAAGTAAAAATGTCGGTGAAGGAATCCCTAGAGAAGACTGGTAAACTTTCATTTGGAAAGATGGGAAAATACGGCGGCAGATTTGATCTTAAAACTCAGAAACTTACACCCCATAACATAAAACCAATGAAAATTGATATAAAAGACTGATTATTTATTCGCCAATACAAAGGTCGTTGAAAATCTGTTTAATTTGTTGGAAAACAGTAGCAGAATTAACGGATGGTGAATAAAGTCTATTTTGTTCCCCTCTTACTAAATGAATGAACATGTTGTGGTGCTCTGGGAGAGCAAAAACAAATATTTCAAATCCTCCATCCACAGCTATTTGATTAACCTCGGCAACGGGGGTACCCGTCACAGTCTGCGCAATTTCATCAGTCATTATAATGATAACTTTCTGGCTTCCTGGGTTCCATGAATAAATATAATCTCCATTCATTATCCATTTAGCTACATCAACAGAGGGTTCAATACCGCCACCCGGAAGAAGTTGAATACCTTCCAAATATTCTAAAAATTCATCAGCCGGAACAAAATCAGTGATCAGCATAGAATATCTTGTAAGGATAGGAGTACCGCCGCCAGTATTTTGACTCCCGATAACCGACAGTCCAAATCTAAAGTTGCTGGTGATCGGGTCATCTAAGAGTGGGGAAATCCCCTCTATCATAGATTGTATTTCATCATCAAATGAGCCGGAAATATCAATAACAAAAACAATATCTACACCACGATTGTCAAAACCTTCATCAACTTCGCCATCGCAGTCATTATCTTTATTATCGCAGATTTCATCCACAGGGAGAACCTCTCCATCACAAGGACCGTCAAAACCCCCGTCTTGACAATAACGAACTCCCGCTCGGCATTCCCCGACAGCCATTGTTCCATGAGGACCATCATAACAGACAATGGCTGTTGAGTTCGCCACTCCCTCATCTATAGATCCGTCACAATTATTATCTAAGCCGTCACATAATTCCTCAGAGGGTCCGATATGTCCTTCACAACGAGTGCTCCCGTTATCACACACCATCACCCCAGGGACACATAACCCTACTCCATAGTTAGCCCCCTCAATAAATCCGCATAACTGATTTTCTTCGGGATAGGTTTCATCAATATACAAATCGCAGTCATTATCCAGACCATCACAGATTTCCTCTACGGGACCTTGGGCTCCAACACAATCAGACCAGCCGGCACTTGAACAAGTTTGTGTGCCATATTTACACTCACCCACGGGCATGCGTGTACTTTCAGGGTCCCACGAACATTCCCTTACATCCCCAGGGGGGCACGGAACTCTGATTAGTTCTTGTTCTTCACAGGCTGTAAAAAATAAAGGCAGTAACAAGAAAACAAAACGTCTCATTACATGGTCGCCTCTATACATTGTTCATATGATGAATACATCATCATAGTCAAAGCACTACTATTGGAAACTCTAAACCTTACGCTTTTTAATGGTAATTGTCCTTTAGTATAATTTGCGATTAATACAATTGGGGGAGTATTTTTATCCTGGGAAGGTATATTAAATGCTAATAAAATAGATTCGCCCGGACCACTTTGGATTATGCCGGAAATGTATCCCTCTTCAATTACTTCTGGAATTCCTATTTGTACTGGAGATGTGTCACCTGGGTAAGTTGTAATTTTATTACTTATATGGATGACCCATTTACAATTCTTATTTTTTCCAGGGGTATAATATGTGGACTTAGTTGGGACAATGGTTGGATATTGTCGGTTAGCCTGTACTTGATAGTAGAGTGCTGTGGCTGAAGAGAGTGCCAGTAATCCTAATAGTGTAACTCGTTTTTTGAGGAAATCTAACATAAAACCTCTCCTTATGGGAGGGGGTCTATATTAACTACCTCTCCCGTGGGAGATAAAGTAATAAAAGGCATTTTCTTTATCTCTTTATTAAGTATCTGGTTGTTTGAGCTTTTTGTCTTCTTTTCTATCCAGACAAGAATTTGAGTTTTTTCCTTGACTTTGCCAACATAAGACCATTTGCCCTCAATCTTTTGCCAAACGCTAGGAAAATCAAGATTTAGATTTTGTCCAGAAAGCAGTAAAAGCCCCGACAACATAATGTTGTTGATCATTTTCTAATCCATTCCTTTGGTGAAATCATTCCACAGATTTACTGTGGATAAATAGTATCCTTTCAATCTAGTTACTATACTATGAAGAAAAAAACACCTTTTTACGTCAAGTTTCTTATAATTTTGTTGTTTTGTTTATCAAGTTGTGTTAGTGGTTGTACCACAGTTAATATTAAAGACGGAGAAAAATCCGAGATTTTACCACGCCGAGCGTTTGTACAAATTCAACAATCAGTAGAATTAGAAGGGTGTGGATTAGACCCCGAAACAAAAAAAAGCAAGTGTCAAAAGGCTGTGATGCGTTATGTATCTTCCGGAGCATTTGTTTTCCATAGTGAAGTAACCGAAGGTGTTTCTTATGTTTTGACAGCAGGTCATTCGTGCGAATCTACTATTCCAAAAAGACAAAATATTGATGGATTCATTGTGAAAAACCTCGGATCTAAATTCAAAGTTGTAGGACTCAACGGTCATCAATATTCCGCCGAGGTTGTCAACATAAACCGGCGATTTGATTTATGTGTTCTGAAGGTGTCCGATGTTTATAATACCCCTCCAATATTGAAAATAGCTGATAAAGAACCCCGAAAGGGTGAAACAGTAACTAATATGGCTGCTCCGCATGGGTTGTACTGGCCCGGCACTGTGTTAATATTTAAAGGAGTTTTTTCTGGATACCATACGCGAGGATATTCCATATATACTATCCCGACAAAACCCGGATCCAGCGGATCTCCAATAATCAATAACAGAAACCAATTAGTTGGAGTGATCTTTGCCGGCTATCCCGTAATAGAGCATGTTGGATTATCTTCTCCTCTGGTAGCGATCAAAATTTTCCTGAAGAAGTCTATAGCCTTGGGAGAGATGGCTTTGTGGGAAAAATCAAACATTCCCAAAGCAAATACTCAGATTGACAGGTTGTGGATAAAAGAAATGAAGTCAAAACTTGATCAAGCTTTCGGGCAATGAATATATAAGGAAAATCCACAGTAGGAAAATCTTATGAGCAATTTATCAAATTCTACAGCCAAGCCAACGATCAATTCTACGGCGTATAAATATAGCCCAGTTACTCACGCTCGTATTAAATTAAGTGGAAACACCACCACAGCCCCCATAAATTTAACAACGGGGGGTGTTCTTATTCATACTTGTGCAGATTATTGTGTAGATGAGGTATATTTGTGGGTTTCTAATTATGATTCAACAAATCGTTTGTTGACGGTTGAGGTTGGGGGAGATGGCTCCTTTTCTGATGCATCAAAAACATTTGAAATCTCAATCACCAAAGAAGAGGGACTTATTCAAATTTACCCTGGTGTTCCTCATGAGAACCTTACCATTTATGCTAAGGCTGCTGCCAACAATGCATTAAACATTTTTGGATATGTGCATCGGCATTATAGAATTAGCCTTTCGGATGCTGGACTCGGCTTTGACGGCTCTGAATAGATAGAGGATTATATTATGGGAAAAAGGCGCTCATTAGGTCATGTTAATAGTAGAATAGGTGACATAAGGTTCAAACAAATACAAATAGCCCTTCAACAGCTACAAATAGCCAGTGTAGGGTATTTGGGCGAATTCAATATAGATGGAGATACATTGGTCACCAACGATAGAAGCATTCATGTATCTGGTTCGGGAAACTATTTATACATTACAGGTACTGATGAATCAGGCGCTCCACAGACCTATTATTTTGATGTGGTCAATGGCGAGTTAAACTTTTTACAGTCAGGTTCTTCGTAAGTTCTTTGGACTCTAATGACTTAGAGGAAATTTACTAACTATTTATAATACATATTTGTTATATTTTACCTTAAGGAGGAAACAATTATGGCAAGCCCAGGATTAAGAAAACGTCGTCGTCTCGCTGCACTCGCTGCCGAAGGAAAGGCTCCTGCACCCGCAGCAGCACCCGAAGCTGAAGCACCTGCTGAAGAGGCTCCCGAAGCAAAAAAGAGCGCCCCGAAAAAGGCAGCGAAAAAAGCAGCGAAGAAGTCCAGTGCTAAAAAAGCTGACTAAGGCTCTTCTTTTAAATGAAGATCTAAGAATAGATCCTGCGGCGTCTGTACAGGCGTTGTATGATATTATTACGAGTGTGAGAGTTACAAATAAAAGAGACACGAATCGTCTCTCGGTAGCCAAAGAGCACCTTCGCTCTATTAAACGCCATGTAAGATCTCTAAACGAGCGTGTAAGTTCTTTAGAAGAACAATTGAAACTTCTGAACGAGGAGAAGTAAAATGGGTGGTGTCGCTGGTCACATGGACCATCTCTATGACAACAGAAGTCTAACATTTGGTAAGATGAAGGAGATTATAAAAGCCGCGGCGGATGCCGAGCTTACTGCCGAAGAAAAGGTAGACGGACAAAATCTCTTTCTTTCTTATTCTATTCCTGATGCTAAAGCCAAAGGAGCCAGAAATAAAGGAAATTTAATGGCCGGAGGTTTAGACGCCGTTGGATTAGCCACAAAATTTGCCGGTAGAGGTGGATTAGAAAAAGCTTTTACAGGAGGCTTTGATGCTTTTGAAAGAGCGGTTGAGGCTCTTTCGGATGAAGAAAAGCTAAAAGTTTTCGGACCAGATACAAATATTTGGTATAACGCAGAAATTATGGATCCTGGCACCGAGGGGGATAAAAATGACCCCGGATCAGTTAATGTGATTAAATATGATAACAAAACTTTGAAGATCCACGGTGTTGGTCATTTCCGTTTTGACAGAGAGACAGGGGAAAGGTTGCCCATCCCTGATGGTTCATTAGAAACTATTGATAATTCTTTAGACAGAATGCAAAATCAGTTGTCTGGTCATCCTTTTTCTATTGCTCGTAAGGCAATTATCCAATTACAAAAATTAGAAGATGAAGAGGCTTTAATTAAGACAATCTCCCGAATCAATAAAGAAATATCCGACCACCAATTGAATGATGAGTCCACGATGATAGATTATATGTTTTCTCGTTTATCAAATGGTATGGATACCGACTTGCCTAATAATTTAAAAGATGAAATTGTCAAGTATCTTTTAAAGCTTCCCGGCAATATTGGACTGAGGGCTCTCAAAAAAGGATTATCGCCACATGATCTACAAGATTTGAATAATATTATCAATTCTAGAAAATCATTGTTATTACAAGCTATTGAGCCCCTGGAAATAACTATACATGATTTTGCAGTTGAATTACTAAAAGGTTTGGATAGTGTTTTCATAGCTGACAGAGATGCCGAGGTTATCCGTCTTAGAGATGAGCTAGCCACAGCAGTTCGCGAATTGACAGCGAGAGGTCCCGAAGATCCCGCGGCAATGGAAGTGATGCAAAGACATTTGAATAAAATCAAAGACTTTTCACAAATTACTACTCCTGTTGAGGCTGTGGTTTTTGATTATGATGGTCATACATATAAATTTTCTGGTAATTTTGCGCCGCTGAATCAAATTCTTGGAATGTTTAAGTTTGGTGGAAGAACCCCTGCTCCTGTACAGAAAGAAAGTGTATCTTATAACAGAACCATTCTAAAAGAAGATGAAGGAAATATTAAGAGAGAAAAAGCAAAACAATTTGTTCTCTCGCTTCCTAAATTTGTACCAACTGAGGCTTGGGGTGATCCTGCTTCTATGGAAAGAAAACAAATTCAAAAGATATTTGATACTGTCGGTGGGGGTGCCACAATACAAGAAAAGCTTGCATTCCTAAACGATAGTATTGAAAATCCTCGCGGTGGTATTCGTTCACCACGAAGAATTATTAGCACTCTTATCTTATTAGAATCTTTATCAGCAGTCATTAGAAGCTTCAATTCTGCCTCTGCTGGCTTTGTTTTTGAGGGATTCTTATCAGCACTATTTCGTGGAAGACAAGAAGCTGAAGTGAGTGAAAAAGGAAATCTACCTATTCAAGATCTTATTGCCTTTTCAGAACTTGAGGATGCAAAACCAGTCCCTATTAGTCTCAAATTATTAAACCAAACAACCAAGATTGAAGGAAGTTATACTAATCTTGTTGATTCTCTAGAAGAGTTTGGACAAATGGTATATATCGTTGCTAGAAAAGATGGTGATAAAATTGCTTTAGAAAAATTCACTTTTACAAGAGATAATTTTATAAATGCAATTATTGCATCTGCTACTGGAGGCACCACAAAGGAATCTGACTTATTTACTTTGCCTCCTACGGTTGCGCGCACAACTGAAAATTCCATCAAAAGGCTTAATAAGTTAAAAGGTGATGCCAACTGGGCAGAAAAATATAAACTCTTACAAATGACAAAGGGCTATAGGAATAGAAAAAAGGTCCCTCCTGTACCAGATGAAACTGTTACAATTTCCGATGAACTGCCGGATGGAACTGATATAAAACCTCAACAGCTAGCGGCTCATAGAGTCTACACTGTGGAAGAAAATAAGAGACTTCTCTCGGAGGGATTATTATTAGAGCGCTCCGGTGGTACCCAGTGGTCTATTAGCCCCCAACAACTTAAGGCTATTTCTAGAAACTTGGATTACGAGACTCTAGGAACACTACCAATCTCCACAGAAAGAGTGGTTGACATTGCCGAACAATATATGGAATTCTTATCTGATAATTTACAAAGAGTTTTTGATGCAACCTCTAAGTTGTCTGAAAATATAAGTGACTATTTCACCTATCAAGATAGAAGTCAGGCTATTGGTGCCGGACAAAAAGCAATTGAAGAATCTAAAATTGTTGCTGACGAGATGACTCAGCAGATTTCTCAGGATACGAGCGTCCCAGGACAACGCAATGAATCTGTTCAACATCTCGTTGAGGAAAAAGGTAAAAGAATTGCATTGTTTCCCGGCAAGTTCAAGCCACCTCATAAAGGTCACTACGAGTTCGTAAATCAAGTGGCTAAAAGATCTGATGTAGATAATGTAATAGTTTTGATTAGCCCTGTGGATAAAGCAGAGGTCTCTGCCGAGGAATCTTTAGAGATATGGTCTAGGTTTCTATCTTCCCCTGACGCATCACCTAATATAAGCGTAGATATCGCAGATTATAGAAGTCCTGTAACTACGGTATATGAATTTTTAGCTGATCCTGTAAAGTCAAGACCAAAAGACACTATCCTACTAATCAAGAGCAGTAAGGACGAGGGTGATGCCCGTTTTCAGAATGCTAAAGCATATGCCGAAAGACATAACCCAGGAGTTTCCGTAGAAGAAATAGAAGAAGACCCGATCACATCCTCTACCGGTGTAGTATTCAGCGCTGAAGATTTGCGTGAGTTTATTACCGCAAATAAAAAAGAAGAATTCCTTAGTTATATGCCCGACAGTATTGACGGTGAAGAAATTTGGAGAATATTCAAGCCAATGGATCAGGTTGATTCTGAGATTGATAATGCAATAGAGGAAATGTCTAGCATGGCTGGTGGCAGCATAGGTGGCTCTGCCTCTGCGCCGGCCGCTGGCGCGCCACTTGGTTCGCCAGGTTATGCGCCGGCTTCTTTTCCGAAGAAAAGACGCAAAAAAAGCACGAAACCTAAAGTAAATCGTCCCAAACGTCAAAGACGAAGATAATTATAGAGGATTTTTTAATTATGATCAACAGAAAAACCTTAGTAGCCGAACAGTTGATTCGCGAATATGTGCGCGAAAAACTAAAAGAACGTCTTGGTAACATCCATAGGCAAGAGGCTCACTTGAGGGCTGCCATCAGAACTTTAATTGTAGAAGCTGAGACAGGAACAGAAGAGCCCAGCACATACACAGGTATTAACGTTTTGGCAGATTTGTTGAGAAATATTATCCCCACAGTTCAAGATGATTACATGATGCTCACAACATCTAAGGAACAGAGAGATTCTTTTCGTAACCACTTGATCCATGCTGTCAAAGATTCCTTGAGACCTATTGAAATAACTACTGATGCTGAAGATCTGGAAGTATCTGAAAATATAGAGTATAAAATTGACAAAACTTTGTTGACTGAGAAAGTTGTGGTAGATATTGACGACGGTGAAGAAGAACTAGAGTCTCTAGAGGGCGAATTCATTGATATTGAAGAAGAAGAGGAGGATGAGTTCGTTCAAATAGAAGATCAGAACGAGACAGGTAGAAACTTTGCCGCCGATTCTTTTAAGAGAGTTGAAAAACAGATCGTAGATGCCTATGACATGCTGGCAGACAACCAAGATAGAGACCTGTTTTACGATTATCTCATTACAAACTTACTTCTCTATTTTGATAAGTTTGAAAACGATCTGGCGAACACACTCCCAGATGTAACCACTCCCGAATATGAAGCGGAAAAAGAAAAAGAAGATTTAGATCAAATTGAAGATCTTGCTGCCGAAGAGGCAGAGGAAGAATTTGAACTAGATTTAGAAATTTAACTTAACACTTTCTTTTAAACTATTATACTGCTATTGTCAGCTTTGAAAACCCTGCTAGCATTAATAGCATTTTCTGAAGGTAAATAAGTTGACAAGTACTGCGTCATATTGTATAGTCTTATATACGGGGGTAACAGGTATCGATTGATGGGAAAGTAAAAACGGTGCAAGGGTGAGGGAAGCGGGGCTCACTAAAAACGCTTATCTAATAATCGCAGCTTAAAAACGATTATACAAAAAACATCAGCAGCTTAAAAACCTGACTATGTTTGAGGCGGTGGCAGCCAATAAACAGAAAGCTACGCTATGTTTCTAAGTGCTTTTGATTGTTTTGGCCGGAATAAAACGATCTAGTCAAGTGGTCTGTCCGACGAAAAAAACAGCTCTAACCTTGTGAATGACCTTTTTATGGAACTAGACAAGACGGGAGTTCGAATCTCCCTACCTCCACCAGCCGCCTTCGGGCGGCTTTTTCTTTGTTGAATCAACTAGATATTAAAGTAGACAAGGAGGTCATAAATTGACCAAAACAGTGTTATTAGATACAAATGTTTTATTAACTGAAGTTCAGTCTATTTTATCGTTCGGAAAAAACAACATCGCCATTCCGACAATTGTTTTAGATGAAATAGATAAGCATAAGCACAGACAAGATACACCGGGACTAAATGCCCGCATTACCAACAGATTCCTAGATGAACTAAGAGAAAAGGGTAGTCTCCTGAGTGGAGTATCTCTGGGACGAAGTAAAGGAAAGATATTTGCCGCGCAGTTTGATAAAGAATATATCCCTGATGGTATGAATCCAGACGATTCGGATAATAAGATAATTGCCACCGCCCTCAAGCTCATATCAGAAAAACAAGAAGTTACAGTAATTTCTAGGGATATCAACATGCGGGTCAAATGTGATTCATTTGGGATTCCATGTCAAGATTACCATCCTGAAAAAGTAATCAGTTCGGTCAAAAACCTTTACGACGGTGCCTCAGTTATTGAAGTAGACGAAGATCTTATAAACGATTTTTATGCCGGCAAATCTACTTATATGCCGAAAGAATTGGGGCTTTTCCCTAATCAATTTGTTTTACTAAAAAGCCAGAGTAGTTCTAAATCTGCTGTTTGTGGATATAAAAACCCAAACACGCCCTTGGCAAAAATAAACAAATACAAAAACATATGGGGATTATCGGCAAAAAATAAAGAACAAGATTTCGCCATGAATCTTTTATTCAATCAAGACATACAAATAGTGTCAATGACCGGTCCTGCCGGAACGGGAAAGACATTACTGGCAGCGGCTTGTGGATTAGAACAGGTTGTCAATAAATCTAAAACATCCGGAGGGTACGACAAGCTCATTATTACCCGACCAGTACAACCCATGGGAAGAGACATTGGGTTTCTGCCCGGTACTCTAGAAGAAAAGATGTCCCCATGGATCGCTCCTTTGCGCGATAATTTAGAGCACCTTTACGGCGACCGTATGGCACTTGATATGCAGATAGAACAAGGAATTATTGAGATAGAAGCAATGACTTTTATCCGAGGCAGATCTATAGCAAATGCATTCATAATAGTAGATGAAGCGCAGAATTTAACAGCCCATGAGTTAAAGACTATAATTACACGAGTGGGACATGGGACAAAACTCATTTTGACTGGAGATGTTCAACAGATAGACAATTCTTATGTTGATGCTGTCTCAAATGGGCTTACTCATGCTGTGGAAAAATTCAAAAACTATGAAATCTCCGGACATGTTACTCTATACAAAGGCGAACGCTCCAAATTGGCAACATTAGCAGCGAAGATATTATGAGAGATTACATTCTAGAGAGTACAAAAAACACAACTCGTCATTTCAAGTTTGGCGGCATTACTGTTAATCAGGCTGATGGTGTTGATTTTTCTCCTGTCTTCCGGGCAATTGAGGATAAATTTCCTTCTCATTATTTTATGGGACTCAAAGGTGTTGAAATAGCCCACCGTGAGGAATTTGATGATCGTAAAATCTCAGCACTTTATAGCGATAACTGGCTTTATATTAGTGATAGACAAGACGGAGCGACAGATTTTCTAGATGATCTAGTTCACGAATTGGCTCATCATGTTGAGACGGTATATCAAGATGAGACTTATGGTGACGGGAAAATAACCGAAGAATTCCTTAAAAAGAGGAAAATGTTGGAACAAGAGCTGAAGTCGGAAGGATATTGGACCAATGAATATTCATTCAATAAAATACAGTATGATAAAGATCTAGATGAATTTTTATACGATCGTGTGGGTAAAAATATGTTAAACATGTCTACGGCTGGCATATTCATTAGACCTTATGCTTCAATATCCCTCAGAGAGTATTTTGCAACGGGTTTTGAAGCTTTTTACATGGGAAAGAAAAATTCCCTTTCCAAAATCAGCCCAGTGTTGTATAATAAGATAGAGAACCTACATAATCTCTAAGAAAGAGAGTTAAAATGGCCGGCAAACACATTTCCTACTCGGAGTGGAAGAATTGGCATATTTGCCCCCACTATCATAAGCTCACTTATATTGACAAGGTTGCTCAATTTGAGGGCAATATTTACACAGCTTTCGGAAAGGCTCTTCATACCGTTTGTGAATTTACTTTGACTTCCCCCGAAAAATACAGGGAAGCGGGTGCGATTGATGCGTTAGTTAAAGAGCAATTTATTGCGGAACTCAACGCTCTGCCCGAGAGTGAGCAGCAGGTAGCCAAGCGTGATTTTAACCTCAAAGAGTGGCTTGTAAGTGGACTGGAAATCGTTCCCGACCTTTATCGCTGCCTGACCGAGAAGTTCGGCAAGTTGGGCGAGGACTGGGAAGTATTATCCGCAGAGGAACAACTCTATGAGCCCATCACAGAATTTACCGAAGCAGAAAAAAACTTTAAAGGTTTTATTGACTTGGTGGTTTTTTCCAAGAAAGATGAAAAGATTCATTTGATTGATTGGAAAACTTGTTCATGGGGATGGAAGCCCAGGAAGAAGAGTGATACCATCCTTGCTTATCAGTTGGTATTTTATAAGCATTTTTACGCTCGTAAATATGAAGTGAATCCGAAAGAAATAGATTGTCATTTTGTTTTACTTAAACGAACAGCCAAGCCCGGCAAGAAAGCGGAATTCGTGCGGGTAACAGCAGCGAAAAAAAGAACAACAGACGCACTTAACGCCTTGACAAAAGCACTGCATAATATCAATAAGGAAAATTATATCAAAAATCGCAATGCCTGTACAGATTGTAAGGATCGTTTCGGAACGTGCGAATTCTATATGACAGAGTATTGTAGTTAGGAAAAATATGTCCGATAAAATAAAGGTTATGACAATCAGCGATCACCCACTTCTGCCATCGGGTGTGGGTACTCAAACAAAATATATGATTGAGGCGCTTATAAAATCTGGTAAATTTGAAGTTTTTTCATTAGGGGGTGCCATGAAGCATCCCAGTTATAATTTAATGAGACATCAAGAAAATTGGGATATTTTACCTGTAGATGGATATGGTGAAAAAAACCAAGTTTTAGGGTTAATCAACCAAATACGACCAGATATGTTATGGTTTATGACAGATCCACGCTATTATGAGTGGTTATGGGATTTTGAAGAAGACATTCGCCACAATATTCCCATGGTTTACTATCATGTTTGGGACAATTATCCGTTCCCGATGTTCAATAAGCGATATTATGATTCAAATGATGTGGTTGCTACCATCTCAAAAGTAACAAGCGATATTGTTCAAAATGTTTCACCGGACGTTGAGGAGATTTATATTCCTCATGCAGTCCCGATGAAGATATTCAAAACACCAACAAAATCAAAAGTAAATCAAGTATTCCAGAATAACCCTAAGTTGAAGGATAAATTCATCTTTTTCTGGAACAATAGAAATGCGAGAAGAAAACAAAGCGGGACTCTGATATTATGGTTCAGCGAATTTCTGAAACAAGAACATGTAGATGAGAAAAACACATGTCTTATTATGCATACAAAAACAGATGACCCGCATGGACAGCCTTTGGAATATTTAGCAGAAAGTAACAATCTTGTTTCCGGTGAGATTATTTTCTCAAAACAGTCTTTACCGACAGAAGATCTGGCAATGTTATATGGAATTGCCGACTGCACTATCAATATCTCAGATGCCGAAGGCTTTGGTTTGGCAACTTTGGAATCTCTTTCAAGCGAAACTCCAATTATTGTAACGATGACTGGTGGACTTCAAGAGCAGGTGACTGACGGCGAGAATTGGTTTGGAATAGGCATTGAGCCAGCCTCCAAAGCTCTCATCGGCTCTCAGCAGGTTCCCTACATTTTTGAAGACCGGATTTCAAAGGAATCTTTCATTGATGCGCTCAATCAAATTTATGCCATGACTCCCAAAGAAAGAGCAGATCTAGGGAAAAAAGGTAGAGAACATGTCATGAAAAACTACAATTTTGAAGATTATGGAACAACCTGGGTTAAAGTACTCCAAGAAGTCCACGAAAAGTACGGATCGTGGGAAACTCGTAAGAATTATAAGCCATGGAGAATGACGGAAATATGACGAAACAAAAGAAAATCTTAATCATAGGCTCTTTCTGCAATATCAGCGGATATAGTGACCATGCACGACTCATAGCAGATGCTTTCATTCAGCACCCTGGCAACCACACATTACATCTCATAGATCTCCAGTGGGCTGAGGCTACGAGAACTCCTGAATACTCCGAGAAGTATTTGCCTTATATTCAACATACTCAAGAATACCTAAAGTTCCTGAAGTCTACAAACACTTCAATGGCTGCCGGCTTTGACTGCTGTTTTCAGGTGCGCCCTCCTAACGAGTGGCACAGAGTTACCAACTATGATATAGGGGTGACAGCCGCTTTAGAAACTGTGGCTGCCCCTGAAGAGTGGATTCCTAATTGCAACATGATGCAGCAGATTCTTGTGGTTTCACAGCATTCTAAGAAAAACCTTTTGAATGCCGTTCACAGCCAGAGTAAGGAAAAAATTAGGACGCCTATTGAGGTCGTTCCTTTCTATAATAACCTTCCTCTGGAAAGAGAAAAATTTTCCGGCTACGAGGGGCTCTCAACTAATAAAAATTTCTTGTGCGTGTCTCAATTTGCTCCTCGGAAAAATCTGTTTAGAATGATGCACCTGTTCCTTGATGAATTCGGTGATGATGAAGATGTAGGGCTTGTCCTTAAAACATATATGAGAAACAATAGTCACATAGATTATTACAACATCTCTGCGATGTTGAAAAAATTTGTGAATGATATAAAACCAAACAAGAAGTGTAAAATACATCTTATACACGGCAGTCTTACTCAAAATGAAATGGCATCACTATATGATGCCGAAGTCATAGATGCTTATATTTCACTGACCCATGGCGAAGGATTCGGAATACCTATTTTCAATGCTGTTTGTTCAGACATTCCAGTAGTTGCTCCTTCTTGGTCTGGTCATATGGATTATCTCAAAGCTCCTGTAATCAATCCAACTAGTGGCAAGGCGAAAACGAAAAACCTCTTTCTCAAAACAGGTTATGACTTGGGAGAGGTGAGAGAAGAACATCTGATGCCCGACCTTATCACCCAGGGAGCAAAATGGTGTTATCCTAATGAAAAACAATTCCGTAAAAATATTAGAACTGCTATAACATCAACTTCTTTATGCAAAAAAGAGGCTAAGATTTTAGGGGAACACATTAGAAAAGAATATACACAAGAAAAAATTAACCAGATGTATTATGATGTAATAGATGCTATTGGAGAAATAGATGCTGCGGGAGAAACCGACAACGCACAAATATTTGAATTGTAACATATTCTCCCAACATGCAGACCTGGCTGCTGAAGATATTTTAAAATCAAATAAGCTGTGTCTAGAATTTGAACAGGATGAATTATCTATTGTTCACTCACAAATGGACAGGTACCCTCGCGCCGCAGATTATCTTCATATTTTAGAAACACGCGCTATCACTAACTATCCCTTCTCCTGTAAGAAGATGAGATATACCGCAACCTTTCACAATATTCAATATATTGATCCTCAAAAGCCTGGACTTCTTTTGCCAATAAAAGATTCCATAGATCTTTTGGAATTTACTTTATCTAACCTTAAAAAAATGAAGGTGACCGAAGTAGCCAATATCACGATTATTGATGATAGGTCTGAGGAAGCAGAAAAAATTCAACAACTAGCAAATCAACATGGGGCAATTTATATCCGAGTTGACTACCCTTCAGAAATATTTAACTTCTCTATGTTGAATAATATTGCCGCTTTTTTATATCACAAATTAGGACATGAGGATATTATCCTTTGGAATGCTGATTTATGGGCTCCCGATAAAACAACCGTGCCGAAGCTTTTGAACGCACACAAAAAGAGCAAGCGTGATGGAGTAAAACTCACAGGAACAAAACTCCTTTATCCAGAGTCTGGATTTTGTCCTCTCATAAATGAACAGCGGACTGTGAGGGAATTAGCACAAGATTTTACAATGCCTGAGGAGAATTTGAAAAACATGGGACTCTTTGGAAAGACTCAATATGGTGGAGGATCTTATGTTGTTACAATACCGTTCCTAAAAAACCTCAGTCATCTGTTTATGTCTCCGGTACATTATGGGAGATTTTTAGAGAGAACTAATTCTGCTGTTAACATAAACCGGCAGACTAGGTTTGTAACAGGGGCATTTCAAATTATAGACCTTGAATCCTTTATAAAGTTGGGAGGGCTTTGCCCGACCCTATCGTGTAGCCATCAAGACGCGGACTTTTGTTTGAGATTAGTACATGGCGGCGACAAAGTTCAATATATAGGAAAAGACCTCCACCTATATCACGGAGAGTCTTTGGTGATTTCCTCAAAATTAGAGGAAGGTGCCGAATCTCTCAAACATGCCCACAGCGATACACGAGATAAACTAATTTCAGACGAAGTGATGTATTCTCTGTTGTGGAATTATTACTTTTTCACTGGACAGATTGCATCATAACATGAAAAAGATTTTATTGGGACAAAATCACCTGCACACATTGGGAGGTAGTGAAACTTTTATTTATACAATGGCTCGCGAACTGGTGCGCCTTGGACATGATGTAGATATTCTCACACTTCAAGAGGGGATAATGTCTCAACTAATCAACCGAGAGTTGGGGTGTTCTATTAACTCAATATCCAACTCATACGATATTGCGTTCATAAATCACACTACGGTCGTAAATGGAGTTTTGAATCTGTTCCCAGGTAGTAACATTATTCAAACATGCCACGGAATATTCCCAGAACTTGAACAGCCGGTACCGGGCGTCCGTCATGTTGCTATTTCAAAAGAGGTCCAAAACTACCTGTCCTCCAAGGGTCTTAATTCCACCTTAATTCATAATGGCATTGACTGTGATTTATTTTGCCCAAACGGCAAATTTTCAAAAGACCTTAACAAAATATTTAGCCTGTCTCAATCAGACCAGTTCAATCAAATGCTGACAGAGATCGGTAATGAATTAGGTATAACGGTGGAGTATAATAATAAATTCACCTCACCGCGAGTTGATATACAAAATGTCATAAAAACAGCAGACTTGGTAGTAAGCCTAGGTCGCGGCGCTTATGAGGGAATGGCGTGCGGAAAGCCCGTTCTAATTGCGGACCAAAGACCATATCAGCCAGGCTTCATGGATGGGATGGTAACCTCTCAGAACATTGACGACTTTCTAGAAAATAACTGCTCAGGAAGAAAAACTCAAAAGCCGGTCACTAAAGAAAATCTTTTATCAGAGATAGAAAAATATGATTTCACACAGGGACCAAGAAATAGGCAATACGCCTTAGAGAATCTTAATATTCAAAAACAAGTACAGGAATATTTGAAACTATGAAATTAGTAGGGTTGACTCGTGTCCGTAATGAATCAGAAATTATGGAAGAAACTTTAGATCATATGTCAGAATTTTGTTCAGAAGTTTTTGTATATGATGATTGTTCGGAGGACAATACGGTAGAGATTTGTAAAAACCATCCAGTTGTGACTTCGGTGGTTGAGGGGCAACAGTGGGATTCTTTCCGTGCCCGAGCAGAATTTGAAAATAGACATGCCGTATATTCCGAGGCAGCTAAACACTTATCCAGCGATGACTGGTTTGTATATATGGATGCCGACGAGAGAATTGAGTTTGATTGGTCAAAACTTACTAATGATTTAGATGCAGTTAGAATGAGGCTCTTTGACTTTTATATTACACAAGAAGACGTCCAACAAAAATACACTGAAAGAAAATGGATAGGACCAGAATACCGTCAAATTCTATTTGCTTTCAGGTTTGGTGCCACGACAGGATATCACGGTCTAGATCAAAGAGAATGTTCTTTAAAATCATTCAGAATTTTGGATGAAGGATCGGTCAAACATTATGGAAAATCTATTTCTGTAGATCAGTGGGAAGAAACCTGCGATTATTATGCAAATCATTTCCCCATGTACGCCGCTAAATGGCTAGCACGCAAAGGAAAAGCGGTTCATACTAAATCAGATTTTGGAAGAGATTTAATTTTATGGGAAGAAAGATTTAAAAAAGGCTTGCTTCTGTAATATACTTATGGTACACTAGGAGAATAAAATGAAATTATCACCTCAAGCAATCGGCGCACTTTTGATGACTTTGCAAAAGTGTTTATCAGAACAAACAGACATAACAGAACTATTGTCCGGCTGGGATTTAGAACTTCGTGATGATCTGATATATGTTTTGAACGCCCCAACCGTTTCAGTAGAACCAGTACCAGAAGTCAATAAATTTGAAGTAGAATAATGCCACTTTATCATTATTTGTGTAATAGTTGCAATAAGCAATTTGAAATACGTCACAAATATCGTGAAGCTGGCATAATTTGTACTCATTGTGATTCTGAGGAAATAAAGAAACACCTAGGTAACACAATCTCCGTTGTGAAACAGACCAAGCACAGTAAAACTAAAAAAGTCGGCACAGAAGTTCACGAAGCAATACAAGACGGAAAAGAAGATTTGGCTAAGGCAAAAAAAGAATTAGCCGGGAAAGCGAGAAAGACCCATGGATGAAATAATCGTTTGGCTAGTGTTGGGAATTTCTGCGCTGAGTAATATTTTCCTTCTATGGTATTGCAGAAATCTTATAAAATTTGTAAAATTAACTACGGAGGATGTAACAAATCTTCAGGATTCAATTGATTCCTATAAAGAACATCTGACCCAGGTATATGGGCTTGAGACATTTTATGGTGATCAGACTCTTCAAGGGCTCTTACAGCACACCAAAGATCTGAGCGGTGCCGTAGATGATTTTGTTGATATAAACACAAAAATGCTTTACGGAGAAGAAGATGGCTAGACGATCTAAGAAGAAGAATCATTATTTTACAAAAGTCACAGAACAGGCCATTATTGATTATTGTGCCACAGACAGCCTATCCGAGCGCACAGACTTATATGTTCAACATATTCAACCGGCTTTTGATGAACTTGTAACAAAGATTGTTTATACTTATAAATTTACCTCTCTAGAAAACATTGATTATTTGAAAGAGGACTGCAAGGTCTGGTTAACAACTATTTTAGGAAAATTTGACCCGACCCAGGGCACAAAAGCTTTTTCTTATTTTTCCGTCGTCACTAAAAATTGGTTCACTCACAAAGCTAAACAACAGACCAAAAAGAATCGTCGCGAGATTGAATATGATTCTATGATCCGCGAAATAGAAGCTGTTTCTACTACTGATAGCGAGGATCTTTTTGATGAACAAGAGGAGAGAGAATTTTGGGAGTTCTTACTTGTGGAAGTAAAAAGCTGGAAAAACCCGAATCTTAAGCCCAATGAAGAAAAAGTATTGAATGCTATACTAACCCTGATGACCAACGTGGATCAAATAGAAATCTTTAATAAAAAGGCAATATATCTCTACATGAGAGAAATTACAGGACTAAACACAAAACAAATAGTTAGTTGCCTCAACAAGATGAGAGAGAAGTTCAGAATTTTCAAGAGCAAGTGGAACGAAGGAGAAATTAAGTGACTCCCTATTTATTGTATGAAAAAGAACCTAGAATCATTAATAGAGCAAGCTCTAGATAATATAAACAAGGATCGTCAAGTCACTGAAGACTTGCTTTCCAGCCTTAAAGAATATATGGTTGTGTCGGCAGATCGTTATTCTGATAGCGGCCCCGTCGCAGCCAAATTTGTAGAAACACTTCAAAGAAGTAATGAACAACTTGTTAAGTTGGCAACATTAGTTTATAAAAAAGATACAGCAACAAGACAAGACGGACTGTCAGAAGCGGACAAGAATCAGTTATTTGATATGCTCAATAAGGAGTAATAAAAATGGCAGATTCTGATAACAAACCAGTTGATTTAACACAAACTGCCTGGCGTCCGCCTGACGGTGTTGTCAATTTGATTAAACAAAACAACCGAAAACTTATCGCCAAAAAGAGTACTTACAAAGAAAATCAAGTTGTCACGGCCAAATTACTAACGCCAGGAATTCGCGAACCAAGGTGGTATGAGCGCGTTGGGAATTTTCTATTTGGGGAAACTTCGGATTCCAATCCAAAACTAATCAAATACAGAGTAAGGGTTGAGGAAGACCCAAGATCTTATGTGTGTCCGGAACCCCTAAACGCCGATGATAATGCGATTGATTTACCTCAAATTGTCTGCGACATTGATGAAGGCATTCAACAAGACCTACCAGCAGGTGCCAAAGTACAAATAAGAATCAATAATCCTAATACTTGTTTTACTGCGGCAACCGGAGCAACAATTATAAAAATCATTGATGCCTCTCCAGATAACTGGAATGAAACCTCTGAAAACTGCCAATCACCTTTGCCTAATAGTGGATCAGCACAGAAATCCACAGTAAGAAAGACCTGCACGACCACCAGGGGGGGCAAAGCCGGCGGGCCACTAAGATCAACATCTATTCCAAAATCAACGTCAGGTAAATACCCAAGATCTCCTACTACGGCGAGGTCCACCCAGGGGTATACTAAAAATGCTAGCAATGCATCTGTAGGGACTATTTCATCTCAGTTTGGTAAACGACCACCACCAAGAGGTGGCGGATCTGTAAATCATCATGGAGTTGATATTGCTATAAGTAAAGGGAAAAGCGTTTATGCAGCACTGGATGGCGAGCTAATTGCCGCAGCACAATCAGGAAATCCAGATAAAGAAGGGGCAGGCTATTATGCTGTTATAAAACACACAGCCTATAAAGCAAGCACCCCAGGGAGTACTTTTTATACACTTTATATGCACCTTACAAAGGGCACTGTAATTACTTCCGTAAACACGTTCGGCAATGGACAAAAAGTCTCAGCAGGGCAATTAATTGCTAAATCTGGTGATTCAGGTTATGGCGGAGCCCACCTTCATTTTGGAGTAGTATATGACAATGGCGACTGGTCCACAGGAGGACAGGTTTCAGCATATGGATATCATGCTGATCCTGAGACAGATTTTTGGCCAAATCAATTTGAGAAGAAGTAATAGAAATGCCTAGAAGACCAACAATAGCAGACACATATTTAAGCGCCACCAAAAAGAGGAAGCTAAGACTTAGCCCAGGCGATGTAGAAAAATATGCTTCTGGTTTCGGCAACGGTCCAATGTTGGCAGCAAAGCCACAAATAAACACAACCGCTGCTGAAAAAGTAATTACTGGTGAATCTAATGCCGCTATTATTATTGGTCGCGACCGCCCCGGATCCAGAGGATCAGGACTTGGAGCAGTGGGGCGCTGGACAAATGTGGCAAGAATAGATTTAATTGCCGGCATAAACGGTGTGTGTGCAAAAGAGACAGATGCAGAAGGTGACCCAATAGCAACCGACCCAAATACCTACATGGATTCCTCAAGAATATATATGACACAACAAGCTGCGAATATTGATTCGGAAGAATATTTCAACGTTGTTGATGGAAAGGTCGGAATAGTAGAAAATGAGCCGGCAATTGTTATTAAGTCAGACTCGGTTAGAATTATCGGACGACAGGGAATAAAAATTGTAACAGGCACTGACAAATATTCTGCTGGTGCGGGTTGGTTTATTGGAGAGCAGGTCCGTGGCATTGATCTTATTGCCGGCAATGATGACCGAGACTTGCAACCATTGGTCAAGGGCAATGATCTGCACAAATTATTAATAAGACAACAAGACCTGTCCTCTGAACTTATGGGGTTTTTAGATTTCCAACTGAAGCTTCTTTTAACTTATATGGCTTCCCAGTCACCTGAACCCAAAACCAGAGCGGCTGGAACAGTAAAATTAGCGGGGATGATGCCATCCTTAGTTACACATATAATTGGAATGAATGTATGGACTTTGAAAAGTGTGTTTCACAAACTAAATTTTTCAGACGAAAACCCTTTTGCATTCTATAATTTTAAGAGTAAATTTAACAACACGAACTAATAAACATGACCCTCAATAGCCAACAAAAAAATATTGTCAACCCATTTGCTCAAGAGTCTACATCTTATGTGTTTTCTGATCGCAGAAACAGGTTTGTGCTGGATGTCATTCATGATTCTTATATCAATTTTCATACGTTTTTGACAGAGGGCCAACAACTTTTGTTGAGCATGGAAGAATTACAGGCTTTACAAATTGAAAAGGAAACCCCCAACTTGAACGTTTCCGCGGCTGACCTTGCCGCCTATACAATACTCTATCGTCAAAATAGTATTATTGTAGAGATGGAAGGAGACCGCATAAAACTTGAAGTACCCAGTGGGGAAATCTCCCAAGAAAAACTTTCTAGTTTGGTTTCTCAACTGGAACAACGAGGTGTTATTGATTTATATACTTCTAATTCAACTCCATCATCTTTGCTCCCTGAAAATGTAAATAATTTAGGACCGGCAGGTCTCGTCTCACGATTGATTGCTATTCCTCCTAATCACTCAAACGAATATCTCACACTAATGAGAAAATCAGTAAATTTACAAAACGAGATACCTTTAGAATCGTTTGAGAGTATAGAAAACTTTTCTATGTCTCCAGTTGCCACATCGTTTGTCAATAGCGACAATAATGTTGATATTTACGATTGGCGAGAGAATTGTGGACCTGGCACGGATACAAATAAAATTTATTATAACACTGTAGATGATAAATTTTATTATACAACAAGAACAGACATTACGGCAACCCAACTATTTGACATGTCCTACTGGGCACAGTCACAAGAAGCTGCCCAGGAAATGCTTAAGGCTGTAAGAACAGGGCTTTCAGAGATCTTGAAGTTTACGGGAAAATATTCCCCAGAAAATCTTCAGAAACTTTTAGATTATGGTCTCGCCTCGGATAATGTAAATTTTGTATCACACCTAGGAGTACGTCCCGGCTCTCGGTGGATACACGCCATAAGGGTCAAGAGGGGTGATATTGATAATTTAGAGCCCGGCGCAAGCGGGGCCGTAATTTCATATGATGAATTTGAACTGACTCCACTAGAGAAGGCACAAATTCTAGTTGATTCCCAAAAGAATAAAGCGACTAATAAGAAATTTATGAATGTTGGAAATCTTATTCGTTACATTCCCAACGTAGTATTTGCATTGAGAGAATATGCCTATCAACTCAAAGATGAAAACATTTCACCAGAGGATATTCAAGGAATTGATTTGTCCCGAGAAGCCACCAGAATAGATTCATTTATTGATATGTTATCTTTGGCTTACATTTATAACAAGGTAACCCTAGATGATAATGATGTTATTGAATTTGGCTTTACTGATCAATACGAGTTGGAGTATTTTGTAGTAAACGGCTTTCTTATGACGAGAGGCATAGGAAATAAAACATTTTATAAAACACCCGAAGATGAGGAGGCTCCAAAGAAGATTTTAGATGCCTTTTCTCTCTTAAGTCCTACAGCATATAGTGCTATTTCTAATAGCTATGGGATTTATAGTGATTATTCTTTGCGCGCAGAAGACTCCAAGAAACCATGGACTGTGTTCTTTGACGATTATCTATACCCCCCAGTTAGCCTGTCTCCTGAAAAGATTAGAGAGAAGGCAGAAAATTCACTTTTACAATGGAGGCGCTCAAGAAGACAAAAACTTTATACTAAAATTGTAAATCTCAACAAAGAAGGTAAAGAAATTGAGGATAATTTTAGAAGAAAAAATAAAAGTCGTAACCCATATTATCAAGTTGCTACAATCTTAGGTACGACCATTGTCGCTGGACAAAGGGACTGTAATACTGCTCAATCTGAAGTGTTGAGAAATGTTTTACAATTTTGGCAAAATGTTACAGGGAAGACCAAAATTAGATCTTTAGTTCGTCAAGCTATTATGCTAACAAGAGATGAATTGATACAAGATTCTGTAACTAAAGCATATTTGTCAGGGGCTCTTGCCGCAGGTGATAACCCTCGTCTGTTTATTCGCGAAATTGAACAGAAAATCAACCAAGAAATATTTTGCGGATTAGATGTTATGGGAAATGTAATTGAAACACAATTTTTAGATGCAAAAAATATGTCACCCGAGAAAACAGCCGGTGGCAAACCCCCCGGACTCGGCGCGCCCCTCAAAATAGACTTAAACGTTCCCAAGGGCATTCAGGGGTTCACTAAATCAAAACACCAAAGACAGACTGAACTCTATGAAAAAATGGTAAAGGAGATTATACTAGGGTTTATTAAGAGTATTGCTCTAGGAATTATTAAAGATGTTGTCAAGGCAGTTTTGGGATGTGGTCCAGATGGACCTAATGAAGATACTCTCAATGATGTTCTTAAAGATTTGAGGTTTGGGTTTTTAGACCTCAATGAATATCTCGGCGATATTGATGTTGTTGAAATTGCAAAAAAAGCAGACATGTATAATATCCGAGGAGAAGAGAAAATAGACCCCACGCTTGAACAGATAACAACTTTTATCCGAGACGTTTCATATATGTGTACACCGAGCGAGCTTGATCGCTTGACCTATGGTGATGGAGATAATATATTATATGAACTGATTTTGGAGACTATTGAAGACGGAGTAATCACTTTTCCGGTGGAAAGGAACGCTAACCCCAACGAAGAAATAGAGAGAAGAACAATCAACCCAGAGATATATGGAAGCATAGAATTTTCAGTAGATAAGATTCAGAACTTCTTTATTTTCCTCGGTGATTCCATGCGTGATGAAAATGCTGAAGAATTGGCTAAATTTACATTTTCTCCCCTAGAGGCTTACTGCGCCGACCGGGACCCAAGCTTGGATACTTTAGGTTTAGAAATTAGCCAAGAACAATTAGAGGCACAATATTTTAGTCTCGCCGAGGATAAGATAGCTAAAATAAACGCTATGTGTGATTTGTTGCGCGGATTAGAGAACATACAAAGGCAGTTAGAAGACCTTATAAATTCTATCCCTATTATGGAGGGATATAATGATCTTCTTCAGAGTATTGCAGATTTCTCAAATGCCTTGTGGCAAGCTTTTGCAGATTGGTGGGCTAACCTATTTGAGGAACCGCTAAAAGAAGCACAAAGCCCGCAATTTAATTTGTATGTAACAAGCTTTGGTCAAGACCTTTTTTATTCTATTCGTATGTTAATTTCTAGACGCATAATGGTGGCACAACAAAGAACAGTAGATAAATATGAAGAATTTTCATATTATGCGCCCACTTGGAATAGAAGAACTGGGTACAAGAGATCTCGTGTTGATTTACCCTATCCTCCACCTGACAAGTTGACTGATCCATGGTTTTCTGACCCCGTTATAGCAGATACAGATGATAACGAAGCTTCTTATGCCATGAGAACATCACCACTCCCGCTTCGCGAACAACTTTATGCAGTTAGGAACATGCGGTCTAACTGGAATGAGGCTTTGGATGATTATTACACGCGGCTGCACAACCAATTGCGGAGTTATTGGACAAGACAAAAGCTAGCATATACACCAGACCAATGGATAGCTAATTTCCCCGAGTATGCCTCTTGTACAATGTATGTTAACAATCTGAATGATGGCGGCGTCCGAATTTTCAGACGAGTAAAGACCAGAAAAACTACTTTCGTCACACCCGGCGAAGACCCCTTTGTGATAGAATCAAAATTATTAGCAATGTATATACCCAAAGAAGGAGATTCTGAACCAGATCAGTCCGGCGTTGATTATTATCGGCTATTATCTGGGATTGGAGATAAACATGTTGGCGGAGAAAACACAGGTGGTCCACTAATTCATGGCGAATTCGCAGTAGATGAAGAACCTATCCTTCCATCAGCCCGAACATCCCTGATGCCCTCTAGAAACAACCCTAAAGTGACAGAATTGATTAATGATACTATGCAGGGATTAATTAGCTGGGAAGTAACAGATTCTATTATTGGTAATCATGAAAAAGCCCCCGTTCCATCAGGCACAGGTCATGACCTTGCAGTTACAGAAGATGAACCCGTCGCCCCGTGGATTCAAGAGGAATCCGACCAAGGAGGGGTTATAGATACTTGGTCGGTTGCCAATTGGTCCGAATTTATTGATGAACAAATTAATGATTCTTATATCCAGACATACAATAAAGCAAAACTAAGACCATATTTGAAAGCTACTAATATACCTCCATTCGTAGTAAATGATGATAAGTGTGTAACAAACGAAGAAGCTCAAATAGCTCAGTCTGTAATCTTATCTATTCAGTCGCGCATCCAGCCTTTCTTTATGAATGTTCTTCCCCTTGCCAGAGTATATCCACACTGGAATAGTATAGGTACAGCCCGGCTCGTAACAGATTATTTATCGCGCAAGATATACGAAGATCTTAATAAGAAGGAATTGGTAAATTTGATGTATGATAAATTGCCAATAGTACAGAAAGTTTTTTCTGATGTTCCGGAGAATGATTTAGATTTGAGTGATTCTCAGACGCCAAAACAATTTATAGCAACATTGGTCGAGAAAATATACGGAGCAATGCTGCGAAATATATCATCAAAAGTGTATACGTCAATTTCTAGTTCGCCATATTCTCCAAGCATAACAAAAGATCGCTATAGAGCTATGCTAATAAAGTTCTTTACAGAACTTAGCACTGCGCTCCTAGCAGAAGGAAATGAGGAAGACCAACTCGGATTAACTGGACGGCAATATCGCAACGCAATTCTGTTTATTGATAATGTTTTGCTGATAGATTTCAACGGAGAAAAACTCCTAACGCCAAAGGGGTATTTGTATGGCACTTATTATTTCCCTATGTCATTTTTTATTGGGTTATACCTAATAACATATGACAGCCTGGTAAACATTAGTAGAAATTTTGAGTCAGGATATTTTAAAACTTTAGTAGAAATTGCTGGGGCTGATGATTCTTTGTTGAGCAACCTTACAGGTCAAAGTATTACAAAGTATCAACAACAATTAGAAATATTTCCTGTAAAAGAAGTCACTTGGGATCGCGTGGAAATGACTTATTACACCCGAGAACAAGTCTTGGACAGGATTGCTGCCCTCACGGCTTTAGAGGAAAACGAACCACAGGCAATTTTATTGAGAGAGTATCCAGACTTCTTCCGCCGTTATGGCAGCCGAGATCTACCAGAACAGATGATCGAGAGCTTGGGAGAGGTTCTTCTTTTTATGTGGACCGAAAACGTTCCCTTAACAATTGAAACTCTAAGAGAAAGATTAGCGCTCCACACCACCCTCAACGGGGAACCCATCCATCCCCGCCCCGGAGAGCGGGTATACCCATATTATGCTGCTTTTATGTTATTAGAAGAAATAGAATCAAGAAATTTAAGAACCCTGGAAGATGTATTTGGAGATCTGGAAAATCTAGTAGCAATGTGGAGGACGGACCCCGGACTACAGATAATGCACGAACTGAAAAAACAAATACCCGTAGAAAAAAACAAGTTAGAAGCGCTACTTAGAACATGACAAAAAGACAAGGAATATCACCGCGCGTCCCTCTAATATATGATAAGACTGATGGACCGTATCGTCTAAATAAAACTCTCAAAGAGGCTATTAAACAGAACTTTAAGAATATTGTTCTTACATCACCTGGCGAAAGAGTAATGATTCCAAACTTTGGTGTTGGTATTTATAATCTTTTATTTGAAAATGTGGGACCAGCCACATTTGAAGAAATTGCCTCGCGAGTAGCCGAACAGACCGAGGCGTATGCTCCTGCTGTCAATCTCGTATCTGTCGTTTTTACCACATCGGACGAAGACCCAACAATGGACTTCAACGAGGTGAGAATTGTAATCACATATAATATACTACCATATGATGAGGAAGATCAGCTAATAATAACATCAACAATGACTAGTTAAAAGACGAGGCGAGCACAAATATTATGGCAAAAAGACCGATAAACTACACTAGCAGAGATTTTGAAAGTATCAAGCAAGACTTGGTGAACTATGCTGAAAGGTATTATCCCACAACCTTTAAGGATTTCAGTGAAGCTTCTTTTGGTGCATTGATGATGGATATGGTAGCCTATGTCGGCGATCAATTGTCTTTTTATGCTGACTTCCAGGCTAATGAGAGTTTTTTAGATAGTGCCATAACTTATGAGAATGTCAATCGTCTTTCAAACACACTGGGTTATAAAACCCCAGGCGCTGCAAAATCTACAGGACAAGCTTCTTTTTATGTTATTGTTCCCGCTGATCCCAACTCACGAGGTCCTGATTTAGATTATTTTCCAATTCTGCAAAGAGGGAGTCTAATCTCGTCAAAAAACGGATCCGCTTTTACGCTAGTGGATAATGTGGATTTTACAAATCCCAACAATGAAGTTACTGTAGCCCGAGTAGATGATTCAACCGGTAATCCTACATTTTTTGCAGTGAAAGCATATGGGCAAGTTGTGTCCGGACAGATCTACGAACAAATAACGGCTGTTACTGACTACCAAAGATTTTTGAGAATTAATGTCGATCAGGAAAATATAAGCGAAATACTGTCCGTAAAAGACAGCCAGGGGAATGAGTATTATGAGGTTGACTTTTTAACTCAAGATGTTATTATACAAGAATTTCAAAATACAACTTCTGATCGCGAAGTTGTTCCTTATATTATGAAACTCAAGCCTGTTCCGCGCAGGTTCGTGACAGAGTTTGAATCAAATGGAGATACTTATATTCAGTTTGGTTATGGTTCACAAGATAATATTACGACAGATGTTGTAGCAGATCCAGCAGATGTTGTTATGAACGTAAATGGTCGCACACATGTGACAGATCAAACTTTTGACCCAACAAACCTAATCCAGACTGATAAGTTTGGAGTAGTCCCCACCAATACCACCCTGACCATTGAATACGCAGCCAATACTTCAGATGAAATAAACATTGCCGTGAATGGCTTGAGTGAAGTAATATCTCCTCGCCTATCTTTCAAGAACCAGGGCACGCTGGACCTCAATTTGGTCAATGGGGTTGTAACCTCTGTAGAAGTAGAAAATGAAAGCCCAATTCTGGGAGACACAAGCATATTGACGGCTGAAGAAATTAGAGAAAGAGCCTTCGGAACATTTGCATCCCAAAACCGCGCCGTCACCCGCGTAGATTATATTAACCTTATTTATCGCATGCCTTCAAAGTTTGGTAAAGTCAAGAGAGCTAACGTTGTTCGCGACGTAGATTCTTTGAAAAGAAACCTGAATGTATATCTTTTGTCGGAAAATGCTAATGGCGATCTAATTGAGCCAAACGGGAATCTTAAAGAAAATACAAGAGTTTGGCTAAACAAATATAGAATGATCAATGATACTATTGATGTTCTGAACGGCAAAGTGATCAATATTGGCATCAAATTCAAGGTCCTTCCAGAATTAGACGTCAACCGCTATGAACTCCTAGATGCTTGCATACAAAAATTGAAAGATGAATATATCAATATCAAGTTCAATATTGGGGAGGCAGTTTATATTTCCCAGATTTACAAACTACTAAATGAAGTGCCGGGCGTGGTGGACACGACAGAAGTAGAACTCGTTAATAATGTTGGCGGAGTTTATAGCAATTATAGATTTGATATTGATTCTAATCTTTCAGACGATGGAAGATTCTTGGTGTTACCTGAAGATGCCGCTGCTGAGGTGTTGCTGCCAAATACAGATATTATAGGAGCGGTGATCTAAAATGGCTATCAAAAAATATTACGCCGATAAAGACAATACAATTACAAATGCATACAAGAGTAATTTGATAACTCGTGGCACCGGGTCCAATATGGGCGCAGCAGATATTCTTGAGGCTTTTGTCATTCACGGACAAACATCAGCATCTGTCACGACTTCTCCTTCTGCGGCTAATGCTACCAATGCAGAACAGAGCCGATTTATTATTCAATTTCCGCTAGCGACTATTGCATCTGATATGTCTAGCGGCATTTTGCCGGCAGATACGGGTAGCATTAAGTTCTATTTGAATCTCTACAATGCTCCCCATGGTAATACAGCACCTAGAGATTTTTCACTAGATGTTTATATGCTTTCTCAGGAGTGGACAGAGGGTCGCGGATTAGATATGGAAAATTATACAGACCTCGGCGCGTCAAGTTGGGAATCTGCTTCGTCCGGAACAACATGGACCCAGGCTGGCGGAACATATTTGCCGGCAGTCGGTACCGCTACAGCTACTGTTTCCTTTATTACGGATAGTACACCTACTGCACTTGATGACGGCAAAACCATCATCATAACAAACTATGATGGCACGATTGCCACCTTTACTTTGACAGCCGCTACCCGCTCCTCTACCGAAATTGATCGGTCTGCTATTGGTAATGTTAACGACTTTGCTACTGAGATTAAAGCCTCTATGGACCTGGCAGTTGCTGCTGGACTTCTCAAGGCTACCGTATCCCCCGTAGAAAACGATATCAACGGAAATCCAAGAATGATCACTCTTACTGCGGGAGCAGCCGGAACAATCGGCAATCAATCTGTGGCGGGAACATTTATTACTGGTGGGGGCGGAGAAGTAATTTGCAATGCTACCTGTAATGATCCTTCGGTTGGCAATGGGTCATTGGCATTTACCGGCGGAGTTGATGCCGGTTCCACTCAAAAAACGTTTTCCTTTGAGACAGGTCTAGAAAATTTATCACTTGATGTTTCTGATCAGGTTTATAAATGGCTGGATGCTGTGAGTGGCGACCTGAATTGCGGTTTCCTTATAAAATTTCCAGACTCTATAGTATCGGGGTCTCAAAACTTGTACACTAAAAAGTTCTTCTCCAGAACCAGCGAGTTTTTTCATTACCGACCAACCTTAGAAGCCCGCTGGGATTCTACAAGGAAAGATAATCGTGGAAACTTCTTTGCCAGCAGCAGCGTTGCCTCAGCCGCCAACAATTTGAATACTCTTTACCTCTATAATATAGTGAGAGGACAACTTCAGAACCTCCCAGGAGTGGTAAACGAAACGTTGACAGTTGATATCTATTCTGGGAGCACAAGTCCTGCCGGCACTCCGCTAAGCCTTATAAAGTCTGGTGGTACAGCAGCGACAAGCGTTCCAGCCGGCATTTTGCGTGAAAACGGAGCAACAATTACCGGTGTTTATACAGCATCGTTTGCATCCACTAGTTCTTTGGACACTGTATTTGATGTTTGGCATACTGGCTCGGGTGCTTCTAGGGTAAATTTCTATACTGCTTCATATGGTCCTAAAACCTTTGGAACCATTGATGGACTTTATCGCGAAGAATATTTAACCTCTATAACAAATTTAGAAGATTCTTATACACAAGGACAGACCCCAAACCTTCGCGTATTTGCTAGAAAGAAAAATTGGAACCCCAACATTTATACAGTCGCGACAGCGGAAACACTCCCAGAAATTATAGAAGATTCTTATTACCGCGTTCATAGAGTTGTTGATGGCTTAGAGGTCATCCCTTTTGGTACGGGAAGTACTAACAACTACTTCAGTCGTCTCTCATACGACGTGAGCGGTAATTATTTTGAATTAGATACTTCCTGTTTAGAGCCTGGTTATGCATATGGAATTACATTTGCATACTATTTACAGGGTGAGTATGCTGAACAACCCGAGGTGTTCAAGTTCAAAATTAAAGAAGAAGATAAATGAGTGTAAAAAAGCTATTTGACAATAACAAACAAATCGTTACTGTTGGAAAATTCCTAAAGCTTAGTGCGCCCGATGCCCTGGGTGATGGAATAGAATCCGACGCTCACTTATCTGCATCCATTCAGAAGCAGGATTATTTTCTCCCCCCAGTTGATTATTCAAAACCAGAAAATTTTGTAAAGTTTGGTTCTGCCGAACAATATTATTCTAATGCCTTCAATTATATTGCCAACTATTATCCTTATGATGGATCAATTTTGGAAAGGGTTAGTTTTTATAATAAAATCAATCCTTTAGAAAAATACATTCTTGAGGATTTATATCCAACTTCTACGGGCTATGTCACCATCGGTGCGGACTATGGCACCGTGACAACAAATGCAACAGGGTATGACTCCTCGTCGGCAGAATATATTCAGATCAAGGGCGGCCCACACTCCGGATCCATTTATAAGGAATCTAAAAATAGAACATCTAATCTTGAATTTGGTGGATCCAGCGGAAGCTCTGTTGAATTCTTTCTAAAAAAGAACTCAGCCAGTGACGGGATTTCAAGTTCAGAGAAGCAAGTAATATTTGACCTTTGGAATGGTGCCTCTGATACTAGCGCCACAGCCACTGCCATTATCATTACAGACGGCACGCCAATTGCTCCCGATGATGGCAAAACCATTATCATAACAAATTATGATGGCACCACCGCTACTTTTACTTTGACAGCCGGCACTCGTTCTTCTACAGAAATTGATCGGTCTGCTATTGGCAATGCCAACGATTTCGCCACTGAGATTAAAGCTTCTATGGATTTAGCAGTTGCTGCCGGACTCATCAAGGGCACTGTATCTGCTGTAGAAAACGACGCCAACGGCAATCCAAGAATGATCACGATCACTGCTGGATTAGCCGGCACTATCGGGAATAAAGCTGTTTCAGGAACATTTATAACTGGTGGCGGCGGAGAATTAGTTTGTAACCCTGCTGGCAACGATCCTGCGAGCGGAAATGGAACACTAGCATTTACCGGCGGCGTTGACGGCGGCTATGGTAGAATGAGAATTGAGTTAAGGTCTCCCACCGAAGATCGCTTCTATGTTACCATGTTATCCGGCGCGACGGGCTTTAGCAGTATTCCTGTTCCCACAACAGGTAACATAGACATTACTGATGGGGTTTTCCGGAATTTTGCGTTTGTCTTCAACACCTCCGGCTCTATACCGACTTTAGATTTCTTCGTCAACGGTGCATGTATCCAAACGGGCATAACTTCTTCAGCCATCAGCGCAATTGGTTTAGTGACCGGCTCAATGATCGGCAACATTGGCGCACTGCGGACAGACATTGAGGGATCCCCAGGCGCAGCAGAAGGGTATGGTAAACTTTCAGCGTCTATTGATGAATTCCGATTTTGGAAAACAAGCAGGAACGATGAGCAGATTGGCCGATATTGGTTTGATAATGTCGGCGGCGGCACGGATAAATACGATGCCAATGTGGGACTTGGCGTATATCTTAAGTTTAATGAAGGTATAACTCAAACAGCCAGTGTTGATAAAATTTGTTTAGATTATTCTGGGCGATTGTCAAATGGTACATTCACGGGCTATAGTAACACCTATAGTAGGAATACTGCTTCTGCAATTGACTCCCTTAGTTTAGAGTCAGTCAAAGAAGTTGGCGACCCAATCATTAGAACATCCAATCCGCTCTATATTACAACCAAGGCGGACTATGTTTTGACCGGCAGCAATTATGATTATAATAATAATTCTCGCTTGCTAAATCATCTTCCTAACTGGATAATTGAAGAAGAAGAAAACGGCGAGAATGAAATTGTAAGTGTCACGCAAATTTTATCCAGTTATTTTGACACCCTTTATAATCAACTAACTGCTCTCAAAGAATTACGACATCTAAAATATATTAGTGGCAGCGCCACGGGATCTATTAATGAGTATCCCTATAATGATCGTTTGGTTGAATCTATGGGACTAGAAATGCCCGAATTCTTCCAAAATGCCGGCACCTTGCAGCAATTCTTAAAGAGAGATGAACAAATCAATTTTGAGCAGCGACTTGTAGGGGTCAAAAACTCAATTTATAAAAACATCTACAATAACCTTAGTTTTATTCTAAAGTCTAAGGGAACTGAAAAATCAATCAGAAACTTCATTCGCTGTTTGGGTGTCAGTGAGGAGGTTATAGCCCTCAACACTTATCCGGATAATTCTGACTATGAAATTAAAAGTAATTATTATTCTACAACAAGCACCAAACGATTTGCAGATTTTACAGGATTTCTAAATCAAGATGATGTAAAGGCAACGGTTTATCAATATCCGGACTCTTCCAATATAAATTCAAAAGGCTTCGTAACGGGTTCAGTAAATCTAGAAGAGTTTGCTTTTTCTCTCCAAAGTGAAATAGTTTTCCCAAATAAAGATAACCCAGAACTCTTGCCTTACGTTATGCCCAGGGTAGTGACATCTTCTTTGATGGGTTTCCATACTCCATTTGATTCAGATCAGACGTCAACCGATATGACGTGGCAAACAGCCGGTAATGACTATGGACTTCAGGTTTACGCTATTCGTAGCCCAGGAGAATATCCTAAAGTCTATTCTCCCAATTATCGCGTAAGAGACGCATATTTTGTAGTTAAGGACCGCGCAGGCACTACACTCCTCACGAGTTCTATTTTTAATGATGTATATGATAATCAAAAGTGGAACTTTACTTTATCATTGCGTCCGAAAAAATATCCATTCGCTGACGGTATAAACGGAGCATCAGTCTCTACGGACGGATACACGCTAGAATTGTATGGTGTAAATTATGACACTGGTATAAAAAGAAACAGCTTTTTAGCCAGTGCTGACATGACTTACAACGCCGCGGCACCTATTGTAGAATCTAATAAGAGAGTCTATGTCGGCGCTCACCGAACAAACTATACAGGCAGTCTTTTAACAAGATCTGATGTCCGCGCATCTAGTGTTAGATATTGGACAGATCATTTCCCCACTGGAACCTTGGATCTCCAAGCCAAGGAGACGGATACACACGGACGCCTAAGACCTTACAGAAATGCGTATTCTTTCCAATCACAAAATCCAAATGTTTATATCCCCCGCATTCAGACTCTTGCTCTTAATTGGGATTTTGCCGACATTACTGGAAGCGATACGTCAGGACAGTTTACGGTACAAGACATATCTTCAGGATCGGTAGCTGCCGATTATCCAAGCCAATACCAAAAGGCAATGTTCAGTAACATCAATTTGCGGCAGCATTCTGGACGAGGTGACTTCTTCGCTGCCAGTGCAACACCAGTTCGCAAGGAATATGTTTATACTGAAAAACTACAAGTCCCTGAATATGTTGGCGGCGAAGAAATGGTTCAGGCTCTCAATTCCGATGAGCAGACTTTTGGAATTTATACAAGACCTGAGACTTTCTACTTTGCCGTAGAACGAAGCATGTATCGCAGTATCTCCAACAGGATGCTTGAATTATTCGCCAGCATTGAGGATTTCAACAATCTCATCGGCGAGCCTGTAAATAAATACCGCTTAAACTATAAGCGCATGGAAAAGGTCCGAGAGATATTCTTCCGGAAGGTAAGAAACGATATTCCAGACCTAGAGAAATATATTGATTATTATAAGTGGCTAGACACTTCAATGAGTCAGGTGATTGAAGAGTTTTTCCCTGAATCTGCTCGCCACGCATCTGATGTTCGTAAAATTGTTGAGAACCACGTTCTTGAGCGTCCAAAAATCCAGCATAAGATTTCAATACTAAGAGACCGACACCCCGGCGGCACCCCCGGTCCATCTGGTTCTATTAGGGGATCTGTCTGCCTGGATTATCCTGGCTGGGGCAAAAACCATAGACCAATCTCCGGACTCCAAACTCAGAACTGTTTTTGGTGGCAGACAAGAGCCGAACGAGATGAGCCACCTCTTGTAGTGACTGCCGGCAACCTGCCATCACGCAATGCTGTTCTCAACGCCGCTCAAAAAGATGCAAACTCTCATTCTCTGATTTGTTTATCAGCTAACATCATTCCTCCGTATTACGGCGGCATCAATCAGTATCTTAATAAGAAGCGCCGCTTCCGTGATTTAACCTTTGATAGGTTTGAGCCACTTGAAGATTGCACAGATGAAGATGTTCCGAACGAAAAGAAGAAGATTGCCTTCAGGGCAACCAAAGACGGCACGCTCTACAAAGGCAGCCAGATCACACCGTTCACCGCAGTAAGTTCTAGCATCCTTTCAGGTTATAATGCAGAACTTAACAGTTCAGGCTTGACAGGTATCTCTCTTACTAACCTCCACGAAGACAGTATCCTTCCATATCGTCACAGTGTTCCTATGCAGGGACCGTTCCCTCAACGCTGGGTCGGTGGTATCCAAGCACGTCACAACGCACCATTTAGAACAGTAGATCGCGCTGAAGAATACAGTTTAGAGATTACCACCGGCACTGGCTCCATAACAACCTTAACCATAGAAAACCAACCTAAAGGTCAATACCTAAGAGGGCTGGCTTCCAAATCACCTGTCAACATATCCAATATCAAAACCGTCATTTCTGAACACACCACTCCCGATGGTGTCCGAGTTGTCGGAAACTATTCAAAATATTATGAAGTCGTACAGGGCAATGATCGCTCAGAAACCAATATGGACTTTGTGTTCAACAACGATCATTACGCCTACAGTATGCCATCAGCATTTCTAACCCCTCCCGCGCGCAGAACACTAGGATTAACAGGTTCAGCAGATTACCCAGCACCTCGCCAGCGTCAAGCTGTCGCAGCTACTGCAATCTAGATTACAGATGGTACACCGATTGGAGCCGATGACGGTAAGACAATCGTCGTTACAAATGATGATTTAACTGTAGCTACTTTCACTTTGACGGCAGCCACACGCTCTTCTACACAAATTGATCGGTCTGCTATTGGTAATGCTAATGATTTCGCTACTGAGATTAAAGCTTCTATGGACCTGGCAGTAGCCGCTGGACTTCTCAAGTGTACAGTATCTGATGTTGAGAATGATGCCAACGGCAATCCAAGAATGATTACGTTGACTTCTGCGATTACTGGACAAAAAGGTAATCAACCTGTGGCAGGAACGTTTATTACTGGCGGCGGCGGAGAGTTAATTTGCAATCCAGCCGGCAACGACCCTGCTGCCGGCAATGGAACTTTGGCATTCACAGGCGGTGATGACGCAGTTCGCACGAACCAGACAATCTTTACTGACCGATTTGCTGCACCTGGCTCCAAGCAAGATTCTAAACAACAATTTAGGGATGTGAACTCTGATCAGTTCTCTCCCAACAATGCGCTGCCCTTCAGAAACATGGCAGTACGTCAACCTTATCACAAGGATTTGACTGAACATTCACTGTTTGGCGGTGTTGTTGGTGTTGCTACTGGTAGTGCTGTTCTTATTACAGATTCCGCGCCAATTGCTGCCGATGACGGCAAAACAATCGTCCTCACCAATTTTGACGATACAACCGTAACCCTTACGATGACTGCTGCCACAACCTCTGCTACACAGATCTCGCGCGCAGCGTCAGGTAATGCTGATCTCTTTGCTATTGCCATCAAGGCTTCTCTAGACTTGGCCTTCGCCGATGGGACTTTGAAATCTAGAGTTTCGGCAGTTGAGAACGATGCCAACGGCAATCCAAGAATGATCACCCTGACTTCAAAAGTCGCGGGAACAAGAGGAAATAAATCAGTATATGGAACATTAATAACCGGTGGTGGCGGCGAAGTAATTTGCAACCCTGCCGGCAATGATCCAGGGCTAGGCAACGGTACACTAACCTTCTTGGGCGGAACAGACAAACCTTCAGTACACAAAACCCCAATGAACCGGGTCAACCAACTTCTGATTGACACAACCTTCCCAACGACAACTGTCATCACGGGAAGTACATTTGATAATGGTTATGTGACTAGAGCTTTGCCGGCTGCTGACAGATCTCAGTGGACTTCTTATATTTCCGGCTCAGACAACGCTTCGGTTTATGGTCAATATGTTGCTTTGCGTTCTCGCTACCCTGCAAACATCTCTTTTGTAACTCAAAGTCTCAACTCTGTTTCAAGCTGGGATTCTGCCCTTGTCTTTGATTTAGCATATACAAAAAAATTCAAGTGGTCTAAGAATCGTGATTTTGTACCATGGAAGCAAATAAGCAATGGTACAAGCCCATATGCTAAATTCTATACACAGAAGAACACCTACAATATTCTCCCGCAAGAAATAGAGACCGTGCAGGATGGAACCGGATTATCAATGATTTCCTATGCTGATGGTTCTCGTGGGACTTTGCCAACTACTGCGCGACAAGTTACAGATAGGAAGGGAAATACTTCTAATTATTATTATTCTGTTTCCCTCAGAGAAGCGCCAATCACCTCTAGGTACAAGCCTTTAATCCACCAAATCAAGACCCCACTGGGAACACCGGCAAAAACGTTGGGCGAGAAAATAACTGTAAGTATGAAATACAGTTATGGTAACGAGTTGATGGGTTTTGCAAACAGAGAACTCAATCGCCAATTAGATGGTGGATTGAAGTTTTCTTACGGGAAAATAAAAAGACCTTATGAAATACTAAGAGATCAGTTTGTACCACCAACTCCTCGCGTTGTCAATGGTGCAGATCTTATTAAGGTGTTCTCATATCCTGAAACAATTTATCCTAAAGAGATTTATACATATTTCTCTGGCTCCAGAGCCCGGCTGTCATTTATCAATGATTTCTGGAGGAGTGATATAGCGGTTGCGAGCTATAATGTGGGTGCTTTCACTTCCTATGTTAACCTTCGGAGCGAAGAAAACAAGCTAGCTTACAATAGGCAGCTTTCCCGCGTTCAAGGAAATTTTGTAACATCCCAGGGTTACGCAGTCCAAGCTTCAGAACAAACACCATATAATTCATTGGACGCTTCCCATCCTATTGGGACTGGTAATGGCTCTGGGTCCATGTGGCCACTTGATTCATATCTATATTCTGATTCTACAGGATCTTTGGTCACGATTTTGACAGCTTCTGCTCCTGTAGTTTTTGCCGATGCGGCAACAATGCCTTGCGGCGAACTAATGATGACCCACTATGGAACGATTAATGATAAGGTGACCAATGTTTCTTTCCGCGACGGGACAGCTTCTTATGTTGCTGCAAACATTAATTCAGCACAATATGTGTATAATATCCCTGTAACTACTTTCACCGCATACGCAACTCCAGCCGTGCCGGCAAATGCATCAATTACAGCCGTTGAGACCGTGCCAAGTATTTTGGATGGAAAAACAATTATAATTACAACAACCACTACTGCTGTGACATTTACATTTGACCAGACAAAATTACCAAGTTCCGCCTTATTGAGGGTTAATGCAACATCTTATTTCATAGGGTGTAGCGGCGTTAGTACCACAAACGATGTTATAAATGCTATCTATACTTCTGTTTCTTTATGTAAATCAAATGCAGAGATTGATGTAACACCAGTAAACCCAGGTGCTGTTGGTGCTGTGATGCAGATTGTGGCAGATGTACCCGGCGTGGCAATGAATGGGCAGGCTATTACAGGTACAGGAATTTCCGGCGGACAATGTACTCAGATCGCTTTTTCTGGCGGCGCTGCTGGCGGAGTTGCGTTCTCGGGAGAACTACCAGAGCCTCGCGCGCCTGGTGCCGCTTATACTCGCCCGGCTTGGACTGCTGGTCGCGACCGTCGTTATGTTGACGGACCAAGAAGAGGACAAATTGCACAATCCGTATATCCATTTTATGGGTCATACGAGGAATATGTATCAGATATTAGATTGGTTGGTAAAGACCATACAATCTTGCCAGAGTTCCGAATCAGCGAGCATGTTGAACAATACAAGAACGAAGGAGCCCTCTTTGCAGTCATATCAGCAAGTCTTGAAATAACAGGGTCTAATACCAGTAATTTTGACGGAACCAATCCAAGCTTCTATGAAAGGTTTGCCCAAACTGATGATATTGAATTCTTGGAAGATTTTATGCCCACTGACGAAGGTGATCGTAATTTCATATTCAATAATTATCCTCGCCACTTTGAGTTGGAGTCAGAAGCCATCGTCAAATTATTGCCCTATAGCGGCTTTTACCCGGTAGACAGAACTCTAGATATTGCCTCTTTATTTAGAACGACATATTCCCCAAATGCTGTGTTTACAGGCACTTCAGGCGGAACTACTCCAGCCTGGCGGTCAATTCTTAGACCTTTCTTTGCGCCAGGGATCATGTATAACTCAATCAAATCCGGACTTGCAGTGGATTATCCCATCAGGAGGTCTGGAAGAAACGCTGATCAATATTTCCCCCTTGGTGCCGCGACCTTTGACAGTCTTAGGGGTTGTTTAAGCGGAGCTTTAGATAGTTCCACTACTGAGGCTGGTACTATTCCCGGCAACTCTAGACGAAATAAGACAGATTTAGAGTGGGCAACCTCAACAGAGGTAGATAAATTCTTCTGGGCAGACAGGCTGCCATTTGAAACAATTCTTGATCCTGCTGCCGCACTGGAAGATGGGTTTGAAAAGCCTACCGTTCTGTCGGACATTAACCAACTTTTATACCTAGACGTTAGTGGCTCTATTACAACCAAGGGGCTGGATGATACTCTTTATAAAAAGGCAGTCTCCAATTTCTTAGCAAATGTACCCAAATTCTTCCTGAGCAAAAAAGAAAACAAGTTTGGCTCAGATGGGTACTTGACTAAATTTGTGGCACAGTTTGGAAAACCAGCATCAGCCGAGGGTGAAGTTTCCACCCCGGTCAGGACAGTGGGTGTCCAAAAAGATGTCGCCTATATGATGGAAATTGGACTGATGAAGACAGATGAATTCAATTTTTATAGCAACCCATATGCTTTTGGTGTCCCTACTGCTACTGGTTCTGCGGGGTGGGATACTCTGACTGCCAATCAAGTACCAAAGCCCCTGTCGTGGCCACGCCATCGCGGCGAATTTGCTCCATTTACACCACCTCATTATTATGGCCCTTCTTTGGTTCGTATCACGTTTATGCCAGAAGGCGACAGAGAGGAATATACACTAGATGAAATTATTAACAATGATCGGGGAGAGGTTTTTGTTCAATTCTTGAATGCGAGTGGTAGTTTTTATGATTTCACATCTGGGTCATTTGTTGACCGAGACGGCGCTGCAACCTCCACTACGGCTACTCCTGACTATGGCTGGAACCGTGCATGGCAAAACCGAATGGACTTGGATGCCTCTATAAGTATTAACAATGAGTTTCCCACCGATCATGGAGGATTGTATAAATCTACTGACCCCAATAAGTGGGTCATCATGCCTAAGTGGGAATGCCCAACCTTAGACTTCCCAGACCGGTCAGGACCAGCAGACCAATATGCACTTTCATCGTCAGTGTCCACAGGATTATATACTTCTTCGGCGCAGGGGATGTGGCACCAATATGGTGTGATGCCCCAGACTAACCAGGGATCATATTTGTATATTAAAGACATTCCCACTGGAGAACTAGAAGAATATGATTTAGTGGCAATTGCCAGCACAGTGGGCGTGAATACAGAGAGAACATATAAATATGTGAAGAAGGTACCTGATTTTGTTTTAGAAACAAATAGATCAGTGCAGTCTTTAGCAGACTTATGTGGCTTTGATCCTGAAGAAATCATCAGATCCGGATTTGATATGTCTAAGGCTAAACGCCTAGGAGAACTTGCAGTTGATGACGAAAAGAGTATTTCTGAAGCGATCCTAGCACTGCCTTTCTATATTGATCCAAAATTAAATAAACCCAGACTAATAACTCTCCAGGCACCTGCTGACAAACTCGGGCCTAAAATTAAGCAGTTTAGGAAGCAATTTACCAAGTTCTCGTTGCCTCCTGTTTTGGCAAGAAAGCTTTTAGGTATGATCCCACAGGGATATCCCACTATTCCTGATTTTATTAATCCTTTTGGTGGAGATGATTATGATTCCATCTTGGATGGAGAGGAAATGGCAGAAACCCCTGTGGTTTATCTAATGGAACACAAAGTTTCTTTAACAAGGCAGGATTTATCCGATATTTGGCAAGGGATTATGCCGGAACTTTCAACTAATTTCAAACAGAGTGTTTCGGCTATAGACCATTATATGCCCGGCGACAATGTAGAAGAAGATCCCACTCGCTTCCCAGAAGTAATGAGGGAGCAGCTAAATTTAGATATGCCTCGCGACGGTCATCCAAGATATGATTTATTGGATATTGCAAAACACCCAGATCGTCTAGGGTTCTTTCCCGATATTAAATGGCTTGTTTTCAAAGTCAAGGAGCGAGGCATTCCCTCTTATACACAAATGGTTGTAGAAGAAGTTGAGGGAGATAAGGCATTTACCTATGATAGTGTCCGGCAAATGTTCATAAATGAGGGGATGGACCAGAGAACCGCTTCGCGACTCCTCGCCGATAGGGACAACTTTTCTAAGAGTATTTATATACTCAAACATCATCTATCTGACCCAACCTATAATTGGCCATATGATTACTGCTCAGTACTTGAATTGGGTAAAATAAACACCAAGATAGGCTTCCGTCCGGAACTTAAGACAGAGATGGAGGAATATGAAAACGAAGGAAGGTTTAGGACCAGAGAATTAGAGAGAGCAGTTGAAGAAACAAGAACGGGCTCCGGAGTGATTCCCTCGCCAGGGTTAGACCTGCGCCAAGGACTGTCACAAAACCGCCCAGAGTGATACTTAAGATATGGTTAAGTTTTTTGATCAAAAACAAGAAGTCATCCAAATAGAGTTGACACCCTATGGAAGACAGAAGCTTTCAGATGGAAAGTTTAGTCCCTCATATTATGCCTTTTATGACACAGGGATCCTATATGACGGCTCTCATGGCGGTATAACTGAAACACAGAATCAAATAGTTGAAAGGATAAAAAATTCAACTCCAAGGTCGCGACCCGTAACTAAATTTACATCATCTGTGCGCCCTGTGATCTCTATAGCGAGCGCCAATTATAAAAACTATTTTGACCAACATGAGCCATATTGTGCAACTTATAATAGATTTCTTGGCAAAAATAATCTTTTTTCCGATTTTGCTCCATCGTGGGATATACGGGTCACAGCCACTAGTGATGTTAGGTTAAATGAACATCCCACATATGAGGCAAATAACACGTTGCCGGTTGTTTCGGCATCATTGGATATTTCTTATTCGGTTCAGAGGAGTGGGTCTTCTACTCTCTATTCTCTGGAGGAGGACGAACAAATAACCTTAGACGTGCAAGAACTAAATACAGTTTTTAGTGTCAATGGAAATTATGATCTTGAGGTATTCAAAATAGATGAACAAGGAGAAATGGAAGCCTTATCCTTTATTAATACGAGGTCTTCCAATGCTGAAAATCTTAGAGACCAAACAACACCAGCAGTTTTGACCCAAACTATTCGGGGCAATAACGAGTCTATACTGGCAGGATTTCCAACCTTGGACAACACTTATGTAGAGTATTATTTTGATATTCTTTTAGACCAAGAGGTTCCTGGGGTAGAGATGCCTTCCAACTCAACCATATACAAGGTCAATACCGAGAGAAATCCCGGCAACATTTGTAAGGTTGTTACCAACGAGACTTTGTAACCATAGGATAAGAAATGCTATTACGATCAATTAAGAGTTTAGATTTTGGGTCCATCACTTTAGAGGTGAGCAGAAAAGAAGAAGATCCAAACGCCGTCAAAAGAATGGGTATTGTTAATACTTCTTTTGTGCAGGCTGCCTCTAGAATCGCAGAAATGGATCAAGAATTAGAGGATCTAAGGATTAGAGTAGTAGCATCGTATAGTAAAAAATCATCACAACTTATAGATTTCACAACCCAGCGTACCAACGAGTACCTACTCATGGACGAGTCAAATAGGGAATTCGGATTAAACTATCCCGCTGACCAATACATCAATTTTTTACGAGACAGTCTGGGTAATGCCAGCTATGTTCTAAATGAATCACAGCCAGTATCCCCATATTCTACCAAAAGATCACTGGTCCCAGAAATGTTTAGAAATAGATTTTCTAGCTCCAATACTCTAGACGGAACTGTATATTATGATGTTCCCCTAACACAAATCATGCCCCGAAACGAAGATGGGGAGATTATTCGGCGTTCTGCTGTGGGGACAAATGTGGCCACTATAGAAGGAGGATCATCTCAGCTTCTCACCAGCAATATAGGTCCGGGTGATGAGCCACCTGTTATGGAGGGACCTCAAGAAAATCGCGAGAACCCTGGCATGATCCAAGGACGACCGGGCGCACAATTAGAGGATGGGAGAGATTGGAGCGAGGTACATATCGCACTTGTTTCACGAGTAAGCACTCAGAATTTACAGCGAGTCTATTTAGAGCCTATCGTTTTTGATTTGTCCGGTCTGACCGAGGGTGATCTAGATCAGCTAACATTCTATATGTTTATCTACGACTCCCAGTTCGCCGACGAGGGTGACAATTTTGAATTACCTGAGATTTCGTTGGTTACAGGGATGAGCCCTTCGCGAACCGCAACTGTCATTGGGGATAGATATTCCTGGCCAAGGATTACTCAGGCGCACCCATACAGAGGGCCAGGACCCCATCTTCGAAATGGTAATTATCGCGACGCAACAATCTCAATTGCCCCCCAGGCAACAATCTTTCAGCGCATAGACCTAAGTCCCCAAGATGTTGTCATTGAGAGGGTAAATTCTATGTTTGATAGAGTTTATGGCTCTTTGTCCAGAACTATTCTAGACGACAAGCCAGAAATAAAGAAGATCATCAAAAAGGACAACTTCTTTTCAGATTTGTGGATTTCTAAGGATAGTGACGAAAATAATCGCTTTATGTTTGCTTTTGATATAGAATCTTGTTTAGCTAAAAATAGCTATTTCCCATTTTTATACAGAAGTAAGAAAATATCTAACCAGTTGATCAACGGGATAGGTCTGATGAGAGGTCCAGACTCTGATCCTTCTAGAGTGTTCCAAATGAATGTAATTCGCCGCTTTGTATCCAAAGATGCATCACAGCCCATCAATGATTTGGGAACATCGGGTAGAGCAGTAGAAACTGGACCGAATTCAACCTTCCCAGAAAAAGTTGTAGGGGAAGCGACTCCTGTAGAGGATATTTTCCTCACTCCGGAAAGAACAGATACAAGAAGCAATAAGATTATATTTTTTGAAGGGAAAGACCAATTTTCAATATTCCAAAAATATGGCGGCAACAAAGGCGCTCAAATAAATGCAAATTTCATTTATGGTGCTGAATATGTGGTTTATGATGCCGCTCCAATTTTTATGAGAAATATGATCCTATATCTTATGGAGAGGAAATCTATGGTCGCAGACATTTTTGCCACTATCGTAAATTCTGTCCCAACTCCCAGAGGATATACGGGCGGTGTAGTGAATGATGGCAGAGATCTTTACAATCCAAAAAGACGCACCCTAAACGTACCTCTAAATAACATCAAGGGCAAAGTAGGCGGAAGAGTCCAAATGTTTGACCGGGCCCTTATTGTAGCCGCGGCAGAATACCAGCAACTGCTAGATGATTTGAATCCTTTCGCATTTGAAAACGCCAGAGTAAATGTTGCTGAGCTTTATCGCGATGAATTTACCAAGAACGGCGGACTTATTGATCCGCTAGTGATCAAGGACTTAGAGAAGCTAATGGATGTGGGTATTCAACTAATCTATAGAAAGCTGACAGAGATATTCCCAAATGACCCTCTCGGTCGTGGGCTAGCACTTGATGAGGACTCAAAACTTCAGCGCAGAGGATTTTGCCAGCGTAAATTACCTTTAATTCAGGATAAAATTTTCTTTAACCAGCCAGTTCCGAAAGGAAAAGATTTGGGATATGGCACAGATTATGTCTTTGACCGCGAAAACAATAGAGGGCAGTTCGGACTTTCCAGAATTTCCCTAACAGAATATGAAGACCGCGTAAGATCAGAGTTTTCAAAATATTTCCAATCAGTTAACGAAGCGCCACTGGCACCCGTGGATTCTTATCTCTCTCCTGCCTACGCTTATATGACTTCACGAGTTATTCGTGTCCCTGAACGTAAGACCATGAATGTTCTTGCTGATTCCGCCAACAACTCTGGCATCACGGTGGTTCGCTATAATTTGAATAGATACGCTCAATTGTTTGCTGATATAGCAAACATGAGGTTTTTCATAGAAAATCGTCGTGTCAACCCAATGCCGGAAGATGATAATCCACAGCAGCCTAAGAACAATATTCTTTATGATTCTGTCTTACAGGCACTAGAAGAACAACATTGTGTAGAGTTTAGTTCAACGCCAACACCTCAGTATAATCCCCCAAAGGTCATGACTGGAGAGTTTCCTCCCACAACAGAGGATGGCTCTTTTGTAGCGGGGTCATATATTTTTAGGAACGGACCTTTGGCTATTCCAAGCTTGATTGGCGGCGCTAACAATACCGATCCCGCTGTTTTAACTTATCTAAGTAGTTCTGATGCATCACTCGCAAATACTTCTGAGGCTCAACAAAAGGGACAAATGGATAAAGATAGAGCGAGACGGGCGCTCATTGAGCGTCCAATCAAATTACCATTTGCAATTTTGGGCGAATTGACCGTTGACAGCGATATTGACTTACGGTTTAGGTACGAAGATATACGCTTCAACTCTTTAAAAGAATTTCTCCACGCAACACATATTGAAGATAATAGTCTAAGATCTGTTCTCCAAGATACTTTTGTTTCCGGGCTACCTAATCAGGTCAAGAGTGCGATTATCGTTGCAGCCACCACACACCGGAATCGTTTTGGTAATGAAACAGTGCAGTTTGATGCTTGTCGTCCACTTTTATCAGACAAAGATCCCGGCAACTCAACTCGCGAAGAGAATATGCTCATAAGCTTCTCTGAGAACTCACCTGATGAGCCTCCATTTCCATTCACTTACGATCCCATGAAGATCTATGCTAAGTTCCTAACTTTCTGGATAAACTATAAACAAATAGCCATGATAGAATATTTGGACGGGTTCAACAACCTAACCCAAGAAGAAGATTTTTCAACAGATGTTTTAACGGTGAGTAGTATTGATAATGTTCGGGTAGATAAAACAAAACTACCCGAGTGGCAACTCGTTTCTCAGGAAATCATGGCCGAGGCAGTCAAAGATGGGCAAAGCTTATTATGTCGTGTTAGACTTATGTCTCCACTTGACTACATTAAAATACTGAGCGGATATAAACAACCAGTCTTAGATGTGGTTCAGGAATATTTTGAGCGCAAGGAGTCACTAGAGTTGCCAATGTATAATAAATACTTTTTGCTCGGACCACAAGAAGAAGTGGAACAACCGCGAGAAGATCCACCAGAAAAATATCCAGACTGGTATTTTGATGAAGCCACGGTACGAGGTGTAGAAACCGTACAGACGGATATCCCACTCTATGGATTTGTTGGGTCTAGTTATGGGGAGTCCAAGTAGAAAATGTCTTTCAAGAGAAAAATAAATGTTGCAACACCTGGCAATGCCCGCGATCCTCTTCGGAGGTTTTATAATCGCAAGGGATATATAAAACCCCTTCGCGAAGATCCTTCCCTGGAAGCATCGGCTGAAGATCATGGGAGCAAAGTCCGCTGGTCTTTGGGGGGCTGGGAACAAAATTTAGATTTACCTAAACTCGCGACCCAAAAACAAATGGACGATTGGCTTTCTGCCTATAAACAGGACACCACCGCCCAGAGACATGGTTGGCTTGAAGAGATTCGTTCAAACGATTATCTTTCTGGTGACGGGATGGGAGGAATTATTAGCCTGCCCAATGTTTTTTCCAAGCTGAGGATTGACAGCCTGGATCGCATATTGAGAGAGTCTGGGGATCTAATTAGTGCCCGACTCTCTTCTATGGACGTGTTTCATGCCGGCGAGCCCACAGAAGAAGCTGTCAGTTTTTATAGCTCCATTCTTGCCACTGCAAAAATAGACGCGCCCTTGTATGTACATGCTGCCAATATGCTCATGCCCGACCAGAGGAGGTCCGAATTTCAGTCCAATATTATAGAGCTTGAAACAGAGGTTGCCGCACAACAGCGTAGACTTGAAGCTGCCCAAGATGATATAGCCGAGTCCCTTGATCGCGACCAGACGGTATCCCAAGCACGCTATGATTTTGTCGCAAGTTTAGAGCGCAGAATTACAGAACTAGAGAGAGAAATTGCAGCAAACCGATCGCAAATTGCTGCGATAAACCCCCAAGCTTTTCCGACTTTGGATGTGTCTTTTAGGTTTGGTACACTTTATTTATATGCTGGATTAGGTGCGGAAATCTTAGCAGACAAAATAGCTCTTTATAATGCAGTTAGGAACGTTCTAGGCACTGAAACAATCTTGAACTTTTAACATTTTACTCCGGAACATAAACGCACAACATATGAAGCCGTCAAATTCACAATAGAAACACCATATGTCACAAGAACCGAGATCTACCCCTTTCTAGAGTTGAACGCAGGACTCAAAAATGAACAGGGCATTTCCAGAATAAATCCAGAGTACCTTTTTTATGATGAGAATTTTGAAAAAGCCATCAGCGGATCTAACCTTCCAGAGAATGTACAGCCCAGCATGTATATTTATGATCTCTCTACCTCTGCCATAACTGATAATGAGGGGTTGACAGTCAGTCCGGGCTGGCAAGGCGACCCATCTGTTGGGAATAAACTACAATATTGGTATTCGTGGCTAATGCGCCTCGCGGGAAATATCCCCATTAATCAAAATCTTTTGAACGATACGAGTTTGCGAGATTATCTGGATTCTTTTGCTCACGAAGCAACTTGCAACCTTACGGAACAACAAAAAAGTATAATCAACCGCATGTACCGAACAATAATGGTTCCCGCCACAGAGATGGATACGTTAAATAAGATGGAAGAAAAGAAGCGATTCTTTCCGATGTATTTGGAAACCTCTTTTGCAACTTCGCCGCAGGGTGATGTTGGGGAGATCATTGAAAAGAATAAAACAAGTTCCCCCGTTTTGGAATACCTACATGCCGGCTCCGGCAGAGACAAGGTTTATGAAATCCGAGCAGATTATCTTATTGGCGACTTTATAGATTTTCCAGACGACGATATGTTCAAAAATGTTTATCTATCAAAACCTCTTAGGGTAACAGAGCTTTATGAAGCTTTGAATTATGGATCCCATAGAGAGGTCATTGATTCTTTGGTTATATCCGCTCATGGACTGGAGCCTGTCACGAGAGAAGAACTAACAGTCGCTCAAGATGCGAATCGTGCTCGTGCATTTATAAATGTTCGTTCCGCGCTGTCCTCAAGGGCCAAAAAATACTTCAGCTACCTGGGCAGAAAAACTGAATCACCCTCTGAGGCTCTAGGATATAGGCTAACCAAGCGCGACGAGGAAGGGACAAAGATACAAGATATTATCTTTGGAAATTCAGGAGAAACAAAAACTATAAATTATGTTGACACTCAAGTCAAATATGATAAAAAATACCAATATGAGTTGAGTGAGTTCCGTCTTGCGGTCGGAACAGAATATGAATTATTCGTAGTTGACGCTCGCGAGCCACGCGAATTAAGAACACTTAATCGCGACGAGATACCAGACACCTTACCGCCGCAACAGGTTTTTTATGATATTGTTTCTATTGAAAAACCCACAACTCAAGTGATAGAAGTTCCAATTTATGGATCATTTTATGAGATACCAGAATTTCCAGGCATGGAAAAAGGATCGGATTATCCTCTGGCTAACATCATGTCTCATCCTCCTACAGCCCCAGATCTTCAGGTCCTACCTTTGTTGGATAATTTTCGGGAAATTAAATTAAACACACAACTTAGTACCGGGGAATATGTGGGCAGTCAAGCCCTCAAGGTCATAAATGTTGGACAAAATGAAGAAAAACTTCAAGCACTTTATGAATACCAAAAACAGTTTGAAAACTATGGACTAAAGCCAGGTCACCTAGAATATAAAAACGAAGGCGTAGAAGAAATACAAAAGGTAATATTACTCAGGTCAACGGGTCTAAATTTTGCGGCTCCAAGTTATGATGACCTATACGCTTCATTTACCATGGGGGAAGAGAGAGTGTTGTCTTTAAATCCCGTAGGTGATGAGGAAGAGGTTGTTTCATTTGATGTACTAGACACTTTAGAAACTAACGTGTATTATTATTATACTTGTTATGTGGAAGATGTTCATGGTAACCCATCATTGCCGGCTCCTATTTATAGAGTGAGACTGGTATATGAAAAAGGCTTGTTCGTTCCTGAAATTGAACTCTTTCAATATAAGCCTATCTCTACGAAAGCTCCGAGCAGGAGATTTTCTAGATTTATTCGCATTGGAGCATCCGACATTCAAACTTTCCCTTTCTTTGATCTAGGTCCTGACGGCGATATGCAGGGTACAAAAAACCTAGCATCAGTACAAGGATCTACTGTTACCGGCAACAGTTTTGTCTTCCGTTTAACGTCGCGAGACACGGGTCGGAAGTTTGATATAAAGCTCACCTTCAATGAAAAAGTATTAGAGGAAGACGATGAAAATACATTGTGTAATGAATAAGAAAATTATTTTTGATAAAACGAGACTACTTAAGAAGAACTGCGCATGTGGTTTATAAAGAGGAAAAGTTATGGCATTTTTAGACAATAGCGGCGATATCATATTAGACGCTGTTTTGACAGACGCAGGCAGAAAGCGGCTTGCAGCCGGCGATGGCAGTTTCAAAATTTCCAAGTTTGCTTTTGGTGATGATGAGGTTGACTATGCGCTGTATACACCAGTAACGTCTTCCGGGTACGAAGATCTAAGAATTCTTCAGCTTCCCGTATTTGAAGCATTTACAAATAACACGAGCGTTTTGAAGAATAAGCTTTTGACTTATGCTGACAACTCTCTTTTGTATTTGCCCGTTATTAAGCTAAATAATCTTCCGGCACTTGGCGCGCCAGACCTTACTGCTGGTGGGTACAATGTTGCCGTAGATGCAACCACCTACGCAGCTATTGACACCCCCAATCCCGCGGCTTTTAGTTCTGGAGGCTTCAGGGCTGCTCAAGATGGAGCCACTCCGGATAATTCAAAGCTTGTGTTTGATCAGGGTATAGACAGTGCAGATTTGACTTTAGCAACTCTCGCAGACACCCAAAGAAACCTAATGGAAACTCAGTATATTATTGAAGTTGACAACCGGCTCCTTAAGTTAGCTACCACTGACGGCACTGTAGCTACTCCAACATTTATTGATGACGATAGTGTGGCTAGTTATTATTTCTCAATGAATTCTAATGAAGATTACTTTGAGGACTTTATAATACAACAAACAAATGATGGACCACGAAGCCCAGGTAAAGTAATTGGACCAACTGATACGACAGGAAGAATTGGCAGCCGCCTGAGTTTCCGCCTGAAAGCATCACTTGACCTACAGGTCAACACTGCTTTATTTACAGAGCTTGGCTCAACCGGATTAGTCAACCCTGGCGCTGGCGATCTCCCTTTTAGAATGATTGATACGGTCATTAGGATTACCGGATTCACAACCGGCTACCGTACCGATGTAGCTTTGAAACTACTGAAATCCTATACACCATAAGAAGGAATAACAAATGGCAACGAGTTTTAAGACATTACTAAGCACAGACGTTCTTCAGAACCGAACAAAGCTTCACGAGGCAATCCCCCTTACGGGAACGATTTTGTCCGGCACTTATGGTACTTTCGGCGCAGAGAGAAACGTAAAGAACTATTCTCATGGAATGTTCCAATCAGTTTATGACTATCCTTATCTAAGTTCATCCGCAAACCACATTCTAGATTTGACTGTTGGTTTATATTCTGGATTGGCTGCCGGTTCGGTGGTGGGGGCCACACAGCTAAACCAGAAAAATGACATTTATAATGAAATGGCTCAAATGCTATGCGGCTATGACTCAAACGGAAATATCTTGAGGTTTGATGTTTCTGGTGCCTTTGGTACTGCCGATGCATCTACCAGAATGAATGTTGTGTATTTTGTCAACTTTGCCAGACTTCTCACAAAAGACGAAATTCAAAAAGTGTCAGGCGGTGGATTCTCGCTAATCTTAAACGCTGGCAGCGGCTTGACTCCCGCTACTGTTGGTAACGAACTGGTCACACTAACTGATACTAATGCAACCAACGCATTGACAAATTCACCAGCAGGTGAATATAATGTCTTATGGGCTGCCTCTAGTGATGGCACGCCAACAGGCGTTGCTGCTGGGTTGGTATTCTACCAAGCTGGTATTGCTGTTGTGAGTTCCTCTGTGTTCAGTGCTCCAATTGCTGCCGGCACAAGACCCATGAACCCTGCTTCTGATACTGCTGATGAACTCATAGTAACTGGTGCAATCAGTGCAAGTTGCGATGCCTTCCGTCGCAGAGTTCGCAATGTTAGCTTCAACAACACGACCGAACTAAACTCAACAATTTACTTCTGCCGTGCAGGGTCAAATGAATTCAACTACAGCAGCAACCCAACATATTTGAACGCCAGCAAAATCCGAGTCAAGGATGTAAGCACAGACGATCCAGTCTCTTATATTACGACTGTCGGTCTCTATGGGGCAAACAACGAGTTGTTGGCTGTCGGCAAATTGAGTGAACCTCTTAAGAAGACACCCGCAGACGAGTATACACTTAGGGTTAGACTAGACTACTAACAGGAGGTTATATGTCATACCTCCATAAATTCGGTAGAGACGATATATTCATGAATCGGATGATTGCTCGTCCGGAATATGAGTTTGTTCTTTACAGCGGATCAGCTTATATTAATAATGACCGCAACATGGGGAGAAACATCCCCACGGGCTCCATTAGTTTATACGAATACAACGTTGACCGAGATGGTACGATTCAGCAGCTAATTTACCCATTTGTTATTAAGGATGGGTTTTGGCTAGCATTTCCCAATGTAACAACGGCGTCTTATGAGACTAGGGATTTTGGTGAGATGATAACGGGTTCATATCCCCTGACTGCTTCCATCACCCGCCAGTACTTTCACTCTACAACAGATCCATTTCCAGCGGGAACAGAAGCTGAGAAAGACGCTTTCATCACCAACCGCAAAAAATTAGTAGCTTTGCAAAATACAATGAACTATTATCGTTATATCAGCAACAGCTATGAATACAGCCAAACATATGATTACGGCGTTGTCAACATGATTGAGATACCGTCCATATTCTTTGACTCAGGAATTGAGAAAGGGTCAGTTAGTCTTAAATTCTATTATACTGGCTCGTTGATGGACGAAGCAAAAGACTTACGTCAAAATGGCGAGCTTATTTCAACCATGGGCGCTACAAGCGGGTCAATTATTGGCGTGGTTTTGTACAACGAGGGCTTTATCCTATTAACTTCTTCCACAAACATTAACACGACTTCATTTGATGATTATCTTGGTACGACAAACTCTACCACTAATGTCAATCCCAGGTGGACATATTTTGGTGGCTATTTGGCAACAAGTAGTGCCGGCGGATTCCCCACTG